CGGGCTCGGGTGCGGGTTCGGGGACGACGGAGCCCAACGAGTCGAACCCACGTTGTACGAGACCGGCGACGATGGGCGTCCAGCTCATCGAGCCGAGAGCGACGGCAACGACAGTCGTTGGTGCGGCGCCGGGCAGTCCCATGAAGTCGAGGCCGAGCTGATAGCCGCCGACGTAGCCCACGAGGCCGCCGTACCAGGTGCCGCTACATGCCGAACAATCCATAAAACTCGCCAACTTATCCGGGTAGCGAGACCACAGAAACGAGGTGATCTTGGCCCGCGATCCCAAATAAAAGAGCGAGGCGGTGCAGAGCGCGTAAAGCAGTAGTGTTTCCATGGGGTTAGTTGTTCTTATCTTCGAGTTCCATGGGCAAGTCGTCGGGCTTCTGGCCCGCTCGCGCCACGCTCGCGCCCGTCTTGGCCGTCCACTTGCGGCAGAGGTAATTGCTCTTGACGAAGTCGCCCACGGAGTTGCCGTTCGCGTCGACACCGCCTCCGAAGCACTTCGTGAGGTTCCAGCTCGCGATACCCTTGTCGATCCCGTCGACAAGGTTGCGGATATTCACGACCTCGGGATCGTCTTCGCCCATCGGGCTCTGGAGCGCGACACGCGCGGCGTGTTCTAGATCCTGTTGACGCTTTTGGTTCCAGATCGCCCTCGCGCGCTCGAAGTCGCTGTGCACGCAATTCCAGCAACCCTGCGTGCGCTCGTGTCGGCGCCCGACAAGGCCGGTCTGGGGATCGAGGCCGCCCATGAGGGCGGGACCGAGGGCTCGCAGGAGACTCTTTTTATTCGCCACGGAACTCGTTGTAAGAGCCGCGGATCGTCATGGGCAAATAACGACTCATGAGGCGCACGCGATTATTTGCCCTTTGCCTTCGACGCTGCCTACGGTGATCGCCGTGAGCGCTAAGGTCCAAACCGTTCGAGCCCCCAAGACTTTCGACACCGCCAAGTTCGAGACCATGGTCGAACCCTTCACGGTGCGCGTCGAGAAGATCAAGGGGACGATGAAGATGGAGATCCCGCTGCCGCAGCCCGAGGACGGCAGCGCACCGGGAACGAACTGGTCCAAGGATCAGGTTCGAGATCTCACTCGTTGGCTCGTCACAGAATGGGCGGGCGGCGGCCATTACGTGATTGCAATCAGTGATGGATCCACGCCGCCGCAGACCATGGAATGGACCGCGTTCTACCCCACCACCGAGTTCCCCGAGAAAGTGCCGCCTCCGCTACAGGGCGCTTTCATGCCGAGCACCCCCACCCCAACCCAGGTGAAACCGACCATGGCCTCTTTTCCCGGTAGTGGCTCCTCTCTCCCACCTGCGTCTCTGTTCCCGACGGCCGCGCCCGTGCCGACTGTGCCAACCGTACCGGCGCCGCAGCCCGGCTACTTTCCGCCTACGCCCTACCCGTTTGCGACACCGCTTCCGACGCTCGGTGGCAGTGCGGCGAGCGGTGAGGTCGCAGCGCTGCGCGAGCAGCTCACGCGCGCTCGCGAAGAAGCCCTCGCACGCGACTTCGAGCGCCGCCTCGCCGAGATGAAAGCCGAGAGCGATCGTCAGATGCAGACGCTCCAGCAGTCGATGACGGCGATGGTGCAACAGCTCACGCAGGCGGTACAGCAACGTGCTGCCGCTGCTGATCCCGCGGTCGAGCAGCTTCGCGAGGCGAATCGCCGCCTCGAAGAGCAGCTCACGCAACAGCGCACCGAGATGGAGCGCGCGCGACGCGAGGCGGAGCTGCGCGAGGAGATCCGTCGAACGCAGGAACAGCAAGCGCGGCTCGTCGAGGAGAGCAACCGTCGCCTCGAAGAGTTCATGCGAGCGAACGCGAACAAGGGCCCCGATCCGCAGCTCTTGATGTTCCAGCAGATGATGCAAGCGCAGATGGAGGCGATGAAGGACATCGCGCGTACGTCGCAGGTACAGCTCGATCGCATCCAGAATTTCATGATGCGCCCGCAAGACGTGCTCGCGATCGCCAAGGAATCGACGACGAACACTGATCACGTCGTGCAGAACATCGCGCGGCAGTACGAGTCGATGTTCGGGCTCTCGCGCCAACTGATCGAGCAGGCTGCACAGCTCAACTCGGGCGGTGGCGGCAACCAGGTGATCGATCTCGTGCGTGACGGTGTCGCAAACCTCGCCGAGATGGCGAGGAAGTACACGGGCGACAAGACCAAGGAACAGGTCGCTGCGATGAACGCACAAGCCGAGATCGCGAAGGCGCAAGCCGAGGTCCAGAAAGCCCAGCTCGAACGCATGGCGCAGATGGCTGCGATGGAGGCTGCGATGAAGGCCGGCGTGGCGGCGCCGATGCCCAGCGGTGGATACGCGGGTCCTCCGGGTGTACAGCAGCCCGCGATCGGCGCACCGAGTGTGCGTGCGCCGAAGATGTCGAACGGTCTGAACGGTCTGAATGGCGCGAACGGGGCACCGGCGAACGTGGTGCCGTTCAAGCCGAACGATGGCGGGCGGCGCAGGGGCCGCACCGACGAAGAGTGGTTCGGTCCGACGCTGCCCAAGGTGTTGGAGCTGCGCGAGAGCGTCGACAAGTTCCTCGATGCACTCCGCGAAACGCCGCCGCGGCGTGATGGTGCCGAACCCTCCGAGGTCGCCGATGCGATTCAGCAGGCCGCCGCCTATGTGATGCAGGCGAACCTGCCGATTCCTGCGCTGACCGAGCTACTCGCGCAAGGCATGATCGCTGACTTCCTCGACGTACTTCTCCCCAACGCGACGCAGGCGTATCGCGACGAGGTGGCAAAGCTCCTCATGGAATCCGCGGTCGGCGAGGACGACGAGGACGAGGACGGGGACGAGGACGACGATGCACAGGAGACTTCACCACAGGTGGGATAAGCGATGACCGCGCTCATCTACGTGGGCGCGGTGACCCTGTTTTTCATCGCGATCTACAAGCTCGGCCAAGTAGCCGAGAGGAGATCGACGCCTGCCCGCCCGCTCGCCCAGCCCTCTCGTCACGAGTCCTGCCGACGTGCTAGGTCTCGGGGACGGAGGGTCGTACGATGAGCGGCATCCTCAGCCCCGAGGTGATCTACGACAGCGGGTTCCGACCGAACCTGGCGAGCGCGCGCGACGTCCTTGCGTTCATGCTCGTGCCTGTCGACGTGTTCGGCCCCATCGCGCCCGACGAGTACGAGGAAGTCCTGCTCATGCTCAACGAGGCGAAGCGTCAGGCGTTCGACGAGTGGCGCTCGCTCAACAAGCGCTAGGAGACGGAGGGTTCAGGTATAACCTGCGGCATGACCCTCCGACGCGTAGTCCAGTCGCTCCTCGCACTCACGCTGTGCGTCGCGCTCGCGCTCTGGCTCGGCCGCCTCTATCTCGTGCCCGCGGTCGGTGCGACGGCCATCGCACTCTCGACGGGCGTCTACATCACGCTCGCGATCGCAGTCGGTCTCGTGTGGCCGGTGCTCGCGCTCGCCTTCGTTGCGTACGTGACGAGCGATGCGAAGCTACGCGCGCAGACGTCGCATGATCGGTCGCGGCACGCGGCGACCGCTCAGACCGACAGCCTGGGCGTTGAAGATCCGTAGCATCGCGAACAGCGAGATCAGCGCCGACGACGCGACAGCGCCCCACCACACGCGGCGGTGGTAGTTGCTCGGGACGAACAGGAGAATCGGTGGCGCGATCAGGAGGGTGCGCGCGACGGTCCATCCGATCATGCGAATTCCGCTGCCCGTCTTGCGCGAGAGGACGTCAGCAGCAGTGCGGTACGTGGGAATCGGCGATTGAGCCATAGCTACCTCGTGAGCTAGCGCCGCCTCTTTCGCGCGGCGTCGGCCTTGAAGCGCTTGTAGCGCGTCCACAGCGTGAACAGCGCCGAGATCGAAACGGCGGTCGTCGAGATGATCGCGAGATGGAACATGCGCTGGTTGTGCGCGTTCATCGCGGCGAGGACATCGGCGGCCGTCGCTTCTCGAAGACCGGAGAGACTCGTCGGCGGACCGTAGTCGCCGGCCGGGTTCCAGTTGAAGCGCCACGTGCCCGGCACGAAGCCCTGCTGTGTGGCGACCCAGCCCGAGGCGACGGGCGTGTAGCACACGAGATCGCGCGCCATCTCGGCGTCGGTCGGGATCGCCCCGCTACCTCGCGGCAACGCGGCCGGCATGGACGCTTCGGCGGCGATCGGCTCGCGCTTGAACGTGCGCTCGAACCACGCCTTGATACGAGCGACAAGCGGCTCCTTCGCGTTGCCGAGTTGCGTGTCGTAGTAGAAGCCCGGCTCACCGCGCGAATGGAAGAACCGATCGAACGTCGGGTAGCCGGGCGGGTCCTTGAGATAGGTGCCACGCCCGCCGCGCGTCTGCGCGATCTCGGCGTACCAGCCGTAGGGCGAGTTGGCGCCGTAGGGAGTGAGGATCACGCCGAGTTGCTGCACGCTTCGAGGCTATCACAGCTCCCCAAAGGGCTGCACAATCGTGATAGAGCGGGCCTTCATGCGGCCCGAGGATGTCGAAGCGCTAGAGCTGCTTGCCGTCGAGCTACAGCTCAACTCAGCGACGTCGCTTGCCCGCGAGCTGGCCCTCGGGCAACTCGGACGGGCACGACTCACGCAGGAGGTAGAAGTGATCGCTGTAGGGGGTCTCGCGTCTGGCGTTGCTGCCTTCAGGCGGCGGCGCGCTGACTTGGCAGAGGCGGAGGTGCTTGCCCTTGATGAGTCGGATCATGTTCGCGTGCTGGCTCGGCTTCATGTAACGGAAGCCGTAAGCGAGGACGCGCGACACGAACGGCAGTGACTTATCCGCCCTGCGGTTCCACTCGTCGAGAGTCGCTTGCAGCGTTGGTGTGAGCTTCGTGGCCGGCTTCGCGGCCTGCACCCGCCTTATGTAAGTGCCTGCGAACGGCACCCCCATGACGTCGTCGAGGGCAGCATCGGTGACATCTTTGACCTTTGGCATGTGGACCTCAGAGCAGCTTGGTGCGCCGCACGCGATAGAACGTGTAGCCGAGTACGCCCGCGAACGCGGCGCCGAATCCGAGCAGTAGCAAGTCCCAACGAAAGCCGCTGAGCCCGCGCAGCATGCGAGCTGCGCGGAGTCCGTTCAGCTCGACCTCGTTCGCGTAGGGGCTCGCCGGCTTCGATTCGATCGGCGTCGCCTGCGGCACGTTCGCGGCGGGCGTTTGAACGGCGCCGGGTAGCATGATGGCGGGCCCGTAGTGGCCGGGTGGACAAACGCCGAGCCCGCCGAGCCCGTTGAGCCGCATCGTCGTGGTAGCCGGCGCGACGCCGACGTAGGGGGTGAAAGTCGCCATTAGGAACCTCGGTTGCGAAGGTACGTCGACAGCCCAAACAGGAAGCCGCCGAGCCCGAGCAGGAACGATGCGATAACGTACGGCTTGACCGTCGCCTCGACCTCGGCCTTGATGCGCGGGATCGCCTGTTCGGCGCCCTCCTTCGCCTTTTGCTGGATGAGCGCGATCAGGCTGTTGTAGTAGGCCGTCGCGCCCGGGATCAGCGACAGGATGCGCTTGACGTCATCCTCGACGCCACCGAGTCCAACGTCCGCGTAGCCGATGGGCTCGTCGCCGACCTGCGCAGCATCGAAGTTCCGAAAGATCTGCGCGCGGACGTGTGGATGCGAGTAGTAGCCATCAACAGCGCTCATGCTGCGATTCTACTCTTGCGGGACTTCCGATGCTTGGCCATGCGCCGAGTCTACTACGCGACGCTAGCGCGATGGGCTCTGATGAGCGCGAGCGTCCCGAGCAGACCGACAGCGATGGCGCTGATGCCCCACCACGTCGTGTACCAAGGGCCACTCGACTTGAAGATGTCGGGGAGGGTCGGCGTTTCCGGGAGGGTCGGCGTTTCCGTCGGCGGTGGCTTCACGTAGAACGGCGCCGCCGCGGTTGCTGCGTTGACCGCAGCGCGCAGCTCGTCGGCGTAATCGAGTACCGCCTTTTTCGCGGTCGTCGTCGACGCGCCAATACCGAACGCGATCACGAGGGGAACCGCGGCGACCTTGGGGATATGCGGTGTGATCAGCCCGAGCGCAGCCGAGATCGCGATCATCGTGCGATCGTCAGGTAGGCCGTCGGTGAGTGCACCGTTGGTTGTGCCCGGGTTGATCGCGGAGTTTCGTGTCGCCTCCGACAGCTTGACGAGTGCTTGTTGCAGCTTCGCCAGCGGCTCCGACTTGGTCGGCACCGCGCCGAAGCCCGAGAGGAGCGTGGGAGGACAACCGACCGGCGTGGAGAGCAGCATCGCCTACGGTTGTATCACGCGGGCTTTTTCTTCGGGGACATGAGAAGAAACGCGACCAGGCCAGCAAACACGAGGCCGCCTGCGAGGTAGTACGGCCACACGACTTTCGGCGTCACCGCGGGCGGCAGGTTCTTGACGGTCTGTTCTTGTTGCTGTTGTTGTTGTGGAGTGGGCCGTTGGCAGAGCAGCGCGGCTCCGGCCGCCGTGCCGACCGTCACCGGCCCGCCTGCGGTGGCGGCAGCGGCGACCGCAGCAGCCGTGGTGGGATCGCTGATCTTCTCGCACACGTACTCGACGACCTCACCGACCATCTCGACGATCCAGTCCCAGACATCCTCGTACCAAGCTTTATCGATCGGTGCCCACTGGAAAGTCAGGATGAATGGGCCCTGCTCGGGGTCGTTCATCGGTCGATCCCTGTAGCGAGAGGTGTACCCGACGAAGACGCCGTAGTCCTTACCGCTGATCGGGTGCTTCACCTTGGCGATCGGCCACCACTTGGGTTGTTTGACGGGTCGACCGTCGGGGAGTAAACCGAAGAACTTGCCGCGGTACGTCGGGGGCGGGTTGTCGAAGTAGTACGCGAGACCCGGCTCTATGGGGTACTTGGTTCCCGGGTACTGCATCGCTTTAATAAGCAGCTCCTGCCATCGGGGAGGCAGCTTCGGGCCGCCCCAGATCTGGAACGCCGAACGCTCCACATCGGCGGGAAACTTGAACGGATCGACGACAACAAATCGGCCGACGCCGCTCTGCACGTTGGCGTCGAAGACGGTGATGTCGGTCTTCGGCGGGGGTGCCTTGAGCTTGGTGTCGCTGCCACGGTGATCATGCACCTTCGGCGGCGTGGTGCCGCTGGGCGTGTAGGTTTCGCATGTCTGCCCCTCGGGAATACGCTCCCAATAGCCCGGGAAGGTCGCCGTGGCTGGAATCCAGATGAACCGCCCGTCCGCCGAGCACTGCCCGTGTTTCGGCTGCGTCGAGGCGTTGGCCACAGGGATGAGGTCTTTGACGTCGAGGGCCGTGTGAATCGGCAACATCTGACCGAGCCCGCCGAGCAGTGACACGAATTGCATACCCCGCATCCTACAACGACCGTGTTACGCTCGCTTGGAAGATGTCGCCGCAGACCCGAAAGCGTGTTGGCCTCGCCATCGGAGCCGTCAGTCTCGCCGCGGTCGTCGGAGCGATGATCGTCCTCGCGCGACGGCAATCGCGTCTTGCCGGCCTAGGGCTCATCAAACCCAAGTACCGATTCGTGAACCGGCGTTACGCGCAAGCGCCGGTCGTGGGTCGGACCGAAGTGGGCGGCATGAAGATCGAGCACCGTCGCTCGGCGACGATGCCGATCGAGGAGCGCGTCGCCTCGATTCAGGATCTCGTGTGGAAGGGCGTACAGGACCCGCGCATGCGCAAGCTCGCGCTCAAGATCACCGCGCACTGCCCCGAACGCGACGGGTTGTGTGAGGCGAAGGCCGTGTACGACTACATCAAGCGGCACGTGCGCTACACGGGCGATGTTGCGCCGGTCAAGATGGGTCGTCACGGTCCCGTCGAGGGCGTCGACTTCTTCCAGCGCGCCGATCGCACGCTCGAATTCGGTGGCGGTGACTGCGACGATCACACGATTCTCGGTGCGACGTTGCTCGCGCACAATGGCATCACGCCACGGCTCCGCGTAACGGCGCCGACACGCAACGGCGATGACGAGCACATCTACGTCGGCGCGATGCTGCCCAAGGAGCGCCCGACGAAGTTCGTCGCACTCGACACGACGCTACCCGGTGACGACAAATTCGGCGTCGAATTCCCCGCGGGTCGCGTCACTGACTTCCCCGCATAGGAACCTCTGATGGTACGTCGCAGCGAATACCCTAACCCCAAGGCGAACGTTTGCGTCGTCTACGAGAAGCGGCATGGATCCACTTCTCGTCGAACGTCGTGCAAGAAAATGCCCCCGGTTACGACTGTCGCCGACGCGAAGCGCGTTGCGTATCGCATGTCGCGCAAGCTCAAGCTCGAACCCGGCGACCTCCTCGCGATCACGCTCGGACGTAAACACGAGGGCGTGACGTACTGGTTCCACGTCGAGCACGGTCGCGTGTCGTGCCGCAAGGGATCGATGTTCGGTCCGAGGTGCGGGTGATGGAGCGGCGACCGATCGTTGTTCCTCGTCCGATGCACGCTGACGGCTCCGCGTGCACGTGCGAACCGGGCTGCACCTGCCACCCGCCGACTCGCAAGGAAGATCCGATCACGGTCGCGGTGCGGGGCTCGTTCCACCTGAAGACTTGCCCGGCGTACAAGCGCGTGGAGTAGGATGAGCGCATGGCGAATCCTCAGCTCCTCGGCGCTTCGATGTTGCTCGGACTCGGCGCGGCCGAACCGATTGACGGGTTCTTGCTCGCGCACCCGAACCCGAGTAGCACCGAGATCGCGTCCTTCCTGAAGGCGTTTTCGCCCGCGGATCGTGGGCCGATGGCGCAGGCGCTCATCGCGCGCGGTGTCGAGGCGAATGACGTCGCTGCCGCGCTGCGCTGGCTCGAAGCGTCCGAGCGTGTGCGTAGCTCGTGGCCGAAGGTCGCAGGCGTCCTGACGCTCGCGTCGGCAGCGGCGAGCGGCTATCACGGGTATCGCCGCAACCAGTCCATCGGATGGGGCCTTTGGTGGTTCTTCATGGGCTCGATCTTCCCGATCGTCACGCCCGTGATCGCAGTCGCCCAGGGCTTCGGAAAGAAGAAAGCGAGCTAGCTATGGCACAGCGTAAGGCACGGCCGAAGTGCCGGATCGGTCAGAAGCGATTCACGGTTGTGGTGATCAATCGTGATCCCCGCGACTCATACGCGGCGCGCTCGTTCGAGCGCGCCCTTAACCTCGCGCAGCCCAACCGCGGGTCTCGTGTCGACGTCTACGTGACGTGTGCGAAGGATGCGGGCGAGGCGCGCATGCCGAGCGTCTATCGCAACGGGACACTCACGCGCTCCTTCCGCTACAATCGAGGGTAAGATGGCGAAGCGAAAGAAAGGCTCCCCGCGTTTCATCGGCGTCGAGCGGTGCCGGAAGTTCACTCCACAGACCAAGATCTGCGTCTACGGCGCACGCTACGGGTTCTCGGCGTGGCTCACGGATCGTAGCGGCAGGAAGCTCGCACCGATTTCGATCAATGCGCGTACGGCGAAGGCCGCACTCCGCCAAGCATACAAGCGGGCATCGGCGATTCGTAGGCGTGGGCAGTAAGCGACACCCTACGCCCACGAGGTAAGGTCGAAGTCACGTGCGCGTGCAGCGTCTCGCTCTGGATCGATGTACTCGACACGCGGTTATCTGACGGGCCGTTCGAGTGCGCGGACTGCGACGACGAGCCGATCGTGCTCGATCGGTTGGGCTTCAGGTCGAATCACAGCGGCCGATCTTGACGTGATAGGCTAGGCGCCATGGCGCTCTCGCTCGGCATCATCCCGCAGTGGCAGTTCTCGCAGGATCCTGCGATCAACCCCGGCATCAACGCGCACCTGACGTTCCCGGTCGGCATGAACCAGCTCACAGTTCAGCCGATCAACAACGTCGTGCCGAGCGGCGACGCGAGCTTGCAGGGCCTCGGCATCACGATGGCGCGCTACCTGCCGCCCGGCGTCGGCGTTAAGGGCCTAGGAGTCTTCGAGACCTGGTGGTGGAAGAACCGCAAGTGGATCGCCTTCGGCTCGCTTGGCGCTCTCGCCCTCACCCTCGGCGCCCTCGCTACGAGGGTGCTGCGATAACTCGCCGGCCAGGCCGCGATCGAGCAGCGCCAGCGCCTCGCGAAGCTCTCGCGCCTTTGGCCTCGGCAGGATGATCAGAACAACGTCGTTGTACTTCTGATTCGACTGGACGATCGTCTCGATCGTCGTGAAGCGGTGCCCGCAGTTCGGGCACACGCGCCGCCGTCGGTTGTTGCCGGCGATGTCGCGCGTCTCTCCGACGCGAGTCTCGTTACCGCACTCTGGGCACCGCATTCAGGCTCGCAGCAACACTACCTGTAGCGCAGGGGTCCGACAGCGAGTGCGTCTACTTTGTCCTCGTGGGGATCTTCTTCGCAGCGAGGGGTCCGCCATCTAGCTGAGCTGCATCGCTGCGAGGACGTCGGCGACGACGAATCGGAGCTGCTTGCCAACGCGCATGTGAGGGATGCCATCGGCCTCGACGAGCCGACGCACCGTGCGCACGGAGACGTTGAGGATGCGCGCGATTTCCTCGATGTCGACGATCTGCCCATCGACGGCGCCGGGTCGCGTCTGCGCGAGTAGCTCGCCGAGCGCGCGTTGACCGTAGCTCTGGACGAATCGCAAGAGCGTGGGCGCGGGCTCAAACCAGCCGTCGTGCATGTGGTGCTCGGCGAACTGCGACGCGATCGCGTGCGCCTGCTGGTGGGGCGACGCACTCTCGATGAGCCCGATCAGGTAGCTCGGGTACGGGTTCTCGGCGGAGATCGTGAGTAGGCGATCGCCGATCTTCGCGCCGCGCACGCCTTCGATCTTGACCGGCCCTGCGGCGCCGGTCGGCGGCGCGATCTGCACGAACATGACCCACGAACGCTCTGCGGCGTGCGGGGAGAGGGCTTGGGACGTGTTGGGGCCGACGATGATCACGGTCGCTCGTGGTCAAATCGAGTCGTCCCCAACTCGAATTTGATTGACCACTTACGTAGCACGAGTTGCCACTCGTTCGCTCGCTAGCGAGAAAAACTCCGCGGAATCATTCATTAAGTGCCCACGGGCCCCGAGATCGGCACCTTGGAGGCATGCACCAGGTCACGCTCCTCGGTCTCGGCAACGCCCAGCACACGGACGCGATGCACTACCTGCGTCCCGATCGCGTGTACGCGACGGGCGTGCTCGCCCCGATGACGGGGTTCCGGCCGGGCGAGGCGGTCATGGCGACGGCGGATGCGTTCACGCGCGGCCCGTACACCGGCATGCAGCTCTCGGGGCTGCGTGGCGGTCTCTTCTCGCGCCTCGCCGCGTGGTGGGAGGACATCAAGGCTCGCATCAAGGCGGGCCGCGCGGCCTACACGCTTCCGGCGATGCCGGCGCCGACTGCGACGCAGCCGGTCGTCACGAGTGATCGCCCGTTCATCAGCCAGCATGCGATCGCGCCGATGGCGGCGTACGGCGAGAGCATGGGGCCGGCCGCGGGCTTGCCACACGCGCTCACGGCGCAAGCGTATGGTCAGTCGCCGTCGCTCCCCACGTACGCCGCCGAGGCGGCGGCGAAAACCACCATGATGCGGTGGCGCGGCGTGCGCTGGCCGTGGGGGTGATTCGATGCCGTCGATCATGACGCTATCGGGTTCGTCCGAAAAGCGGACGCTCGGCGCCGATGGCGAGCGGTGCAAGTGCGTAAGGAATCCCCGAACGAAGCGAGGCGCCCTCCTCTGTTTCGTCGGAAAGGGCAACGGAGAGGGCAAAACCCGTAGCGGCTGGGCCTTCAAAGGCAAGTGCCGCTGAACCAGCGAGTAACAAAGATGGCGAAGCTGCTTGGCAAGGTCGATCTCCTCGGGCTCAACCAATTCGGTCAGCCCGTCGGTCTGAACCCTCTCTGGGGCGTCACGATCGGTGGCGGTGTCTCGTTCACCACGTCGACGATCCTCGCTCGCATGGGCTCGGCGAAGGCCGCCGCGCACTCCGACTTGATTGGTTTCCTCGCGGGCCTCGCGACGGGCGGCGTGATGATGACGATGCCGTCGACGCGTCACGCTGCGTGGGGCGCGTTCGCGGGTGCGTTCTTCACGTCGGGTCTCAAGTGGCTGTCGGGCGTTCTGTTCGGCGCGCCGAAGGAGGCCGCGCAGACGAACGGTGTCGGCCTCCCGATGATCAGTCCGCTCAACGGTCTCGGCATGCCGATGATCCAGCCGCTCAACGGCGCGGGCCTCGGTCTGCCGGCCGTGTCGACCACGCCGACGCCGCAGGGCACGATTCCGGGCGTCGCGGGTCCGCAGGTGAGCGGCGGTGTCGGCACGCCGCCTCCGGTGAACCTGCTCGGTCAGCGCCTCGGCGCGGGCGGCCCGCAGGTGTCGGGTCTGTCGGCCCGCTACGGCGCGACGCTCCTCGGCGCTCGGTAGTCGACGGACCATAGCAGCGGCGAGTCTCACTCGTCGGAGCCCCTGAGTGCAGGCCGCGCCAGGGGCTTAAGGAGTCGAAAGGGTGCGGTGACGGGGGACGACCCCCACACCGCACGTGTTGTTCAACCTTCGCAGGAGAAAGCCATGGCTGGCGGAACTGTTGGTGTTGCCCCGGGTACCACGACCATCACCCTGGAGAATGGTCAGACGATCCAGATCTCGGACTGGATCGACGACAAGCTGTACTCGACGGTGCAGCTCAACAACGGGCAGAACGGCCCGGTCGAGGCGTTCAGCGCGGGTCGCTCGCAGCAGATCCCGGGCGGCACGCGCACGTCGACGCGTGTCGACACGAACATCCCGCGCGCGGGTTCGGCGGGTCTCCCCAAGGATTGGGAGATGTACGTCTACAGCGTGTCGGTCAAGGTGGTGCGCGCGTGCCGCGGACCCACGGGGTCGACGACCGTGCCGCAGCTCGCGGACACGAACGGCGCGCTGTCGGATCCGCCGACGCTGCGTACGCTGTTCAACATCGATCGCGTCACCTACCTGGAGTACCAGTACAACGGCAAGACGTACTCGCAGGGCGTGATGCAGAACTACCCGCAGGGTCACGGCTTCAACGTCTTCTCGACCAACGCGTTCTTCGAGTTGGCACAGAACGGCGTGCCGTCGCCGCGTGACCGCAACGCGCTCGTGCTGCCCGTGTGGATGCGCGAGAACCTCGGCTACACCTTTGCGATGCAGCCCGAGGCTCCGATCTTCATCGCGCAGCCGGCCAGCGACGGCGGCGCAGATCTGACCTGCGCCGACGTCAAGGTCGAGTTCCACGGTCTGCTCCGCCGCTCGGTCGTCTAACCAACGACCGCGCCTCGGGGCGCGTGTTGCGCGTCCATCAGCGAGCCGCCTTCGGGCGGCTCGCGCCGTTTTCGGCGCGTTCTCGGCGCTCCTGCTCGTCGCACACCGCACGCATCACCGCTGCGGGGTAGCACGAGGAGCTGTGCTCGTGATCCTTCGAGCACGGGGCACGCCGCTGCACCTCGCGCATCCGCTCGATGAACGCGCGTTGGTGCCGCTGAGAGCCGTACTCGGGATCGACTTGTCGGAGGCGTTCCTCGACGTCGTGGCTCATTTCGGGATAGGGATTCGACGGTCGATCTCGTCGGCGAGTGCGAGTGATGCGGCCATGAAAACCTCTTGGTGCGCCTGCACGGACAGGTCATGTAGTTCGAGCAGAACCACGAGCGCCTCGGGGCGCGCGTGCAGTCCGAGCAGTTCCGAGGTTCGGAGAGCCGGCAGCTTCGCGCGAAGCTCGTCGAGCTTGGGCGTGCTCACGGTCGCGAGGTAGGCGCGCGCTTGCTCCTCGGTGATGGCCGCCTTGACAGAGCTGGTGTTCTCGGGAGAAGCGTTCTCGGGGATGAGGGAGATGGGCATCAGTTACCTAGGGCTGGGGTGATCTTCGAGCGGCGCGCTTCGTCGACGTGCGCCCAGAATGCGATCGCAATGTGACAGGGGACGTGATCGGGATCGGCGAGGTGGGCGCGCTCGGCGATGTACGCGATGATGTCCTTCCAGTCCTCGGGACGACGCTCGGCGGTGATCTTGCGCAAGAACCCCTCGACGGCGATATGGACTTTCGCCGCGCCGCCGAGGAACGCTTCTAGTTCGCGATCACTGGCCGCCCGCTCGAACGTCTCCGAGTGCCCGGAAGGTCCGCGTGAGAGGTAGACCTTAGCCCCGAGCTTCGGACGGGTGAATGTCATGGCTCGGTTGTAGCGTAGGGGTCTGCCACTTCGCGCCTCCAGATCGTCGACTCGGTGCGGCCTTGCGGCTTGCCTCATTATTTGCCCACTGCTAGGGCTCAGCGGATCGTGAAGCTCTAAGCGACCGCCAAGAATGAAACGGCGGCGCGAGGAGAAAAGAATGGGTCGTCTTCCCGATTATTGGGCTGGCCGTAAGATCACCTTCCGCATCCCGTATGCGATGCCGGGTGAGCTGATCCTGACGAGTGGGCAGGTCGGCCAGCAGTACCCCGATGCCACGTACACGCACAACGTCGACAAGCCGTTCGAGATCCATCGGATCAAGCCGGTGATTCAGGCGCTCGACAACTTGGGGAATCCGATCCCCCTCGGGATCGATCAGGTCGAGCTGCTCTCGTTCGTCCGCGCGCGCATCACCGACCTCGGCAAGCAGGAGGTGATCACGAAGGCCCCGACGATGCTGTCCACGCTCGTCAAGGGCTCCGCGGAGACCACGTGGGAGTGGGCCGAGCCGTACACGATCGTACGCGCCGAGAGCTTCCAGATCGTGCTCGACGCGCTCTCGTTCGCGAATCTCGCCGAAGAGAACGTGGACTCGCTTCGCGTCGCGATCACCTTGCAGGGTTTCCTCCTCGTCGTCGCGGCTCCCAGCGAGTCGCGCTAAGCGGAGGGCGTCGTGGCGCAACCCCACAAGCCTGCCGAGAGTAAGCTCAACACGATCGTCGTGCCGCCGACCGGCCGGCCGCCTGCGTTGCTCTACCAGGCGGCCGCCGTTCCGCTGCGCGTGGTCGTGCGCAACGTCGGCGGCACGAACGTTCTGCTCGCGCACGAGACGATGCCGCTGGAGTCGCCCGCCAACAACACCACTGGCACGTTCCAGCTCCCACCCAACACGTCGGAGACGTTCGTGCTCATGGCGCGGCAGTCGCTCCTTGCCGGTGCCGTCGGTGCGGGCGGCATCGTGTCGATCGCGGTGTCGGAGGCGTTACCTCTAGCCTGGGCGGAGAGCTAAGACATGCCGGCCGAGCTGCACTACCACCTCGATCCGAGCGTTCCACTGTCGATCGGTCAGGACGTTTTCGAGGTCCTCATCCACAATTGGGGGACCCTTCGCGGGGACGGCTACCCGATTCTCTACCGGTTCGACGGCACGCCGATTCGAGCAGCCTCGATTCCCCATTCTCCGCTCGCGGTCACCATCGGCGCACGCAGCACGGTGGATCGCGTGTTCGTGTCGTGGAACGTACCGCTTGAAAGCGGCATTGCGCGCGACACGATGCGCGTTCTGTCGGTCGATTCGCCGCTACTCACCGCACAGCCGACGAAGCGCGGCAAGCTGGCGCCGACGGACGTTCCTGCGCCCGGTTTCAACTTCTTGCCGGACTACGCGGTCCATCAAGGGCTCCTCTGGTTCTTCGCGGACTGGCCCATCTACACGCTGCCAGTTCCGCAGACTATCGCGGGCCCACCGGACGGCATCACGAGCACGGCGATCCCCGAGACCTACCTGAAGGCCGACGGGACGGAGGCTCCGATCGAAGACGGCACGGGCCTCGTGACCGGCTTCGACATGCCGATCTTGCACCTCGTGTTCCACTACAAGAACATCCCGACGCCGACGCGGCGTGCGCCGTACCAGAACTTTTCGCGTTGGGAAGTCTGGGGACAGGACTTCGATCCCGGCATCGAGTTTCTCTTCAAGGCGTGGCCGATCTTCGGACGTCGTCGCGTGGTCATCCAGGCCGCATCGACCGACCCTGGCGTCGCGTTTCGGGTCGCTTGCTTGCGCAACACCAACCCGGACATGCGTATGCAAGAAACCACCGAGGGCCTGAAGACATCAACGGCACCGATGCAGTCGCACAAGTTCACGTTGTGCGATCCCTGTGCCGACTACGTGCTCCTCTACGCGACGTATCAATCGCAGAACGTGCCGCGGGATCGAGACACGTGGGCCACGATCACGGCCTACGACTAGGAGCCGCACATGGGTTGCTGCGATGCGGACAACTACGATCCCCCGCCACCGCCACCCGGTGGCAGCGGAGCCTACGCGCTGCCCGAGCAGTGGTGTCAGAACAACGTCGCGGCGTCACAAGCTGGGGCGCCGCTGTCAGCCCAGGTCTCGACGAATTTCGACACGATCATCGCGGTGAGCAACGGCTCGCTACGCGGGTTTGTTGTTCGCTTCACCGAGCCGATCTCGGCCGGTGAGGCGGTGATCGCCGTGACGATCAACGGGGCGGCCTCGGCGCTCGCGATCACGTGCGACTCGGTCTCGAACTCCAGCGGAGGCATCGTCCTCTTTCCGAGCGACGCGATCCCCTACACGCAGGGTGACGAGATCGGCGTCGTGATCACCACCGATGACGACTTCGCGCCGAACACCACCTCAGTCGAGGCGTGGGTGCTTGTCCAGGACGCTTCGTGAGATGCCGTCGTTCTTCCGCAGGGCGGGCGCCCAGGTTGCTCGGATCCTCAAAAGCGCGCTCGATCCGGCTGCGAGCGTGGAGGGAGTTTCGGCTCTACGCGAAGGGCGCAGGCACCGCCACCATCGCGCGCTTGCGTTGTGTCCTCGACGACGGTATGCGGTTGGGTAACGCATGGCGACAAGCATCCGTAGAGCCGGCGCCCACATCCTCCGCTCGCTCGCGCGGGCGCTCGATCCTGCCGCAGCCAACGACGAGATCCAACTCTACGCGAAGTCTGTTGGAGGCACGCCACAGCTCTTTGTCCGGTCGCCGGACTTTGCGCGCCAGGTGAGTGGCATCGAGTGCTCCATCTGGGATAAACCGCTCGTTCCTCATCCTCTTGACGACGAATTCGAATCGACGACGCTCGATCCTGCTTGGACGATCAGCGGTCCCGCGGTACAGGGCGGCATCGATCCGTTCACGAATCCTGCTAGCGATCAGCCTTACGAGCTTCACACGCAGCGCCGCCCGTCGTGGCTCATGGTCCAACCAACGGCGAGTATCATCTTTTCCAAGAACATCTCGTCGATCTCGAACGGTAACTACTTTGTGTACGCGCGGTTCTCGCTGGGGATGCGCTACACGTCGCCCGCGAACAACGAAGCGACCGTCCAACTCGACATCGGTGCACCGACCTACGACTTGAACAATCGGATCTCGCTCTACTTCAACGAAAGCGACGCCGGGACCTACCAGGCCGAGTTTCTCATGGTCACTGCCGGCGCGACGGTAGCGGCGGGTCGCACGCGTAGTACGGTCAACGTGAACAGCGGGATGCCTGCGATCGAGGCAGTGGGCATTCAAAAACGCTCCAACACGTACGACGCGTGGGCGTTTACGGGTGCTGGTACGGCCCTCTGGCTCGGGCAGATATCCACCTCGATGACGGCGAACACCGTGCACCTTCGCTTTGGAAACGTCTCGAACGGCGCACCGGCCTACCTGATTCATGGCTGCGACTTCGTGCGTTTCAAGGAAGGGGTGGTTCTGCCGTGACGAGCATCGCGCGGCGTGCAGGCGCCCGCCTCTTGCAAACAATCGCAGACGCACTCGATCCCGCGGCCGAGATCGGGCGCGCGCTGCTCTACTCGAAGCCCGTTGGCAGAACGCCACAGTTCTTTGTCCGATCGCCGGACTTCCCACGCCAGATTTCGGGCAATGAGTGCAACCTCTGGAACAAGCCGCTCAATCCGAGCGCCTACGACGACGAGTTTGAATCGACGGTACTCGATCCCTCGTGGACAACGCTGTCTCCTATCGTCGGGTCGAATTGGTCGCAAGGAAACATCAACCCCTATGCGAGTTTCTCGACGGGGGATCTGCGCTACGAGCTGCACACGCAGCGTCGACCGTCGTGGCTTGTCGTTCAGCCGCCTGACGTCGGATTCGATTACACGCTGGAAAAGACGATCGCGCCGACCGGCGATTTCTTCGTTTGGATTCGCGCGAGCTTGAACTTTCCTGCTGACGCCGCCGAGCAAGAATCTGCGGTCATCACGTTCGGCATCTCCGCGAGCCCTTGGGATTCGGGGAACTTCGTGCACGTGCGCCTTGGCGCACCTGCCCCGAGCGTGAACGCCGCCCGCTTCTACCGCATGATGTCGGGTTCGTACACGCAGATCGGGACTACAGCGAACGAGTTCTCGGCGCAGAACGGACTCCAGCCGATCGAGGCAATCGGGATCACGAGGCGAGGATCGAGCTGGGACGCGTGGGCGTTTGGCGCCAGCGGGAACTCGATCTGGCTCGGCGCGACGACGCTTTCCATTGTCCCGGGGACGATTCGGATCGGCTTCGTCACCGCCGAGGACACGAAGCCGGGGAACCGCATCATGGGGATCGATTTCTTTCGCTACCGCGACGGGAGCTTGTGGCTGCCATGACGAGCTTTTTCCGACGGGCGGGACAAGACCTCACGCGACTCTTCAAGAGCCTCGCGGATCCGAGTGCGGAGTCGGAGCGCGTCGTTGGGTACGCCAAGGACGTCGGCGGTGTCGCGCAGCTCTTTGCGCGCTCACCGGACTATCCGCGGCAGGTCTCGGGCGTCGAGTGCAACATCTTCGATCGCCCGCTCGTTCCCCATCCTCTCGACGACGAATTCGAGTCGACGACGCTCGACCCTACTTGGACGATGAGCGGTACGGTGCTCACGGAGAATGCGATCAACCCGTACGGCTCGACGCCCTCGTATGCGCTACACACGAACTACCGCCCGTCGTGGCTCATGCTTCAGGCATCGACGTCGGCTGGTACGCGCTTCTCGAAGGACATCTCGTCGATCTCGGCGGGTGACTTCTTCGTCTGGTTTCGCGGCTCGTTCAACGAGCGCTGGGACGGGATCGGCAACAACGACGGTCTCATCTCGCTCGATCTCACCGCGAGCCCGTGGACGGGAGGCGATCGCGTGTCGATGCAGCTCAACGCGCCCGATCCGGGCACCGTGCGGGCGGAGTTCTTCATCACCGTGGGCGGCTCGACGACGACGACCATCGGCGTCACGCGCAACCAGTCCTCGGGCGGCTTCACGTGGCTGCAACCGATCGAGGCTGCGGGCATCCAGAAGATCGGAACCACGGCTCGGCGCTCTGGCTCGGCTCGGCGACGTACACCGCGGACATCTCGTTGGCGTCACTCGCAGTTCTGAATTCCTCGGTGAGCGCGCCGGGCACGATGCTCGTCGGCTACGACTTCATCCGCTTCAAAGAGAGCACCACATGGCTCCCTTGAGCGGTGATACAGTCGGGGCATGGCCAGTTGGTTCGAGCAGCTCCTAGAACGCGGGGAGTACGGGTTCCCACGAGCGTTCACCGATGCGTGCCCGGCGAGCAGCACCACGAACGCCATGAAGGCGAAGGCGGAGGAGCTGGAGCAGACCTGGCATCCGACCGGCTATTACACGTGGCAAGAGATGGCCGATCTCGTGGCGGCCGCGGTCGAGATGTCGAGCAAGGCGAGCACGATGGCGTACACCGCCTTCGAGCAAAACCCCAACGACATCTTGCGCAAAGCGGTCGACGAGTACATGGAGGTTGCGCGGCAGGCGTCCGAGAACTACGTGCCGGCATGGCGCGCCGCCAAAGAGGTGAACGCCCCCGTCAACGCGCCGGGACTCAAGCGATGGGTCATCGAGCTGCTCAACCGTGCGCATAAACTGGCGCGCGTGTCCGAGATCTCGGTGTGCACAGCGCCGTGGTGGTACGGGGCGCTTTCCACTTTCATGTACTACTTCAACAAGGTCGTCGACATCGCAAAGAAGACCGTCGGCGTCGTCGTGAAGGCGGGCCAGGCGATTGTTGATGCCGTCGAAGACGTGTTCGATCTCTGGCCGTTCGTGAAGTGGGGCAGTCTCGCGCTCGGTGCCGTGTTCGCGGGTGTGTTCCTCTGGAACAAACTCCAGTTCGTTGCTGACGAGGCGCGCAAGCCGATCAATTGGGATCGGGTGCGGGAGCGCTGGATCCAGCGCGCGCGTCGCGCCGCCGAGCGTGCGCGCGGCGGTGTGCGTCGACTGTTCCCCGCGCGCAGGGCGCTGCCCGCGGGCAGCAGCAGCAGCAGCAGAAGCAGCGGTGGTGGCGGCGGCGGTGGCGCGGTCTCGGGCCGTCGATGGAGGTAGACGATGGCGACGACCAACCCTTTCACGACTGGCGGCGGCGTCGCGATCGAGGGTGACCCGGTACAGGCGCTCGCGGCGCAGGTCAACCGCATCAACAAGACGGCGCTCTACGCCCCGGCACCGGGCGCGCTCACGCGCGATCTCGCGTCGGCTGCGTTGCTCCTCATGCAGACGATCGCGATCGCCGCAGCGGTGAGCGATCCGTATGCTACCGATCAGCTCACCGAGCTGACCGCGGCGATGCAGAACGATCCCGTCGGCTACGTGTCAGCGCGGATCGTTCCGATCACCCAAGCGCTCGCCGTCTACGGTGATCGTCTCGGGCTTCCGCCCGCGAGCGTCGGCATCACCAAGAAAGACCCTCGCTTCAAGATCAAGTGGGATGGGTGGATGTACACGAGCGCGATCGCCGCAAGCCTCACCGCGCTCATCGCCGTCACGTCGGCGGCGAAGTACCTCGCCACTCGTCGCCGCGCCGCCCCCGCACCCGCGCCCGCAGCGCCCTGACCCCGCACACTGTCGGACGGCTCTGCTAGGACAGGGCCATGGGCGACCTGCGGTCCTGCATTCGTTGCGGCTCGATGGCGATGCGCGCGAGGCGCTATCGTCGGAGGACCGCCGCATGAGTCAGCAAGTCGATCTGAGCGCCTGCAAAGTCGTCGTGTACGTGTTCGCGATGGATGGCTGCCCCGCGTGCGAGCACTACTTGCCGCGGTTCACCGCGGAGGCGCAGATGCTCAACGAGCAGTTCCAGCGCGAAGGGCAGCACACGAGATTCTGGATCAACCCCGAGGTGTCACCGCCCGCGGGCGTGATTCCGGTGTTCGTGTACGACGCCGCGTCGCCGGACGCGAACGTGCAAGCGCTTGCCGATCAGTTCGGCGTCCAGGCAACGCCGACGACGGTGATCGCGGTACGCGGACCAGGGAGCTTCAAATGCGAGGGCTCGCTGGCGAATAACCAGATCCGCTGGATTCTCTTGATGGCATCGGAGGCCAATAGATGACCGCAGCATTCGAGGACGGAAAGCAGCTCCACATCATCAAGTGGACCGGCCGCGTTCGGCTCCATGCGGGCGCGCAAGCGTACTGCGGGGTACAGCATGATGCGGCAGCCGGTGTACTCCAGGTGCCGCAAGCCGTGTTCGAGCACCCCAACGCGAGCTACGTCCTCGCGCCCGGGCAGGTCCGCAAGCCGTGCGCGAACTGTCGGATAGCTGCACAGGCGTCCGTTCAGCTAGGCGGCTAGTGCTCTCTTTACTCGGGATCATCGGACCGGCTGTGTAGAATTACAGGGGTGCAGGAACTCGCCCCCAAGGCATGGCAGTACGGCGTCCTCGGTGTCGTCGCGCTTGCGTTCGCGTACGCGATCGTGCACTTGTGGCGTTCGCTGCGCGAGGAGTCCAAGCTGCGCGCGGAGGAAGCGAAGGCTCGCGAGGCCGAGCGTGCCGAGTGGGCTGCCCGCGAGCAGCGGCTCCGCCAAGAGCTGGCGCAGAAAGAGGCAGACTTGCGCGCCGAGTACGAGCGCAAGCACCGCGAGGTGGTGGATCAGTACGCACAGCTTGCGCGCAACGAGCGCCGCGAGAGCCGCGAGCACGAGGATCGCGTGCGCGCCGAGTTCGCCGGGATCATGGAGCGCGTCTCGGCCGACGCGAATAAAGCCTCGGATGCTTTGATAAATGTGCTCCAGAAGTTCTACGAGCGCTTCGTCGGTCCGAGTCGCGGACGATACTAGGCTTTGATTGTGCACCTCGCACTCGATAAGATCGGGCTAATCAAGATGACTCCCGAAAGTCGAGTGCAGGCGGCAGGGCTCAGTGCGCAGGCCGCGCATCAACGCCTACGCAGGAAGGCCGAATCGCTCATCGAGGAGATGGAAGAAGTCACCGCGCCACACGGCATCCCGGTAGCGGGGCTCAGCGCCGATGATTCGATGGTGGTGGCTGTCAGCCGGGTGATCGAAACTCGCCGCGCGAAGACTGGAAGCTGAAGGGAGACTGTCAAATGAAGAAACTGTTACTCGTCCTGTTCGTACCGCTGCTCGTTGCTTGCGCCGACTTCACCGCTCCGTACGAGGTCAAGGTGAATCTCGACCCCGATGCGACGCCCGCGATCCTCGACGCGCTCACCGAAGGCGCGAAGATCGATCAGCGAACGTCGATCTTCTACCGCATCGAGGGTGCTGCCCCCAATTCGATCGCGATCGTTCGCCTTCGTCGAACGGCGAAGAAGACGGACATCACCGTCAAGCTGCGGGGCCTCCACGAGCTGAGCGCCAACGTCTTGTCGAGCACGACTCTCGGACCGGATGACGTCGACTTCGAGTACGACGCCAAGCTCCGCGAGCCCGGCGAAGGCAAGCTCAGCGGCGACATCAAGATCGACCACGCGGATACGACGTTCTCGACGGACGGCGCAACCGTACGCGCGCTCCTCACGCCCGATCAGCGCGAGCTACTCGCGATCGGCGCGCGACGCCCGTTTCACCGGCTTGCGCTCGTCGAGTGCCCAGGCGTCACCGCCACGCTCTACAAGGACCTGCCGCCACCATCGGGCTGTGACGAGGCCACGGTCGAGTACTGGCCATTCCCGGACCGTCCGCTCTACGAGCTGAGTTGCAACACGGAGACGCTCGACGATGCGCGCGCAGGGCTCGAAGGGCTGATCGCGCAAACCGGCGCGACCGTCGACTCCGACCAGCGCGGCAAGACCGAGCGCTCGCTCGCGCTCTGTCAGTAGTGCTGGAAAGCAGCCGGTCCTGAAGACCTCACGCCGAAAGGGCGCCCTCGAAGGGCGCCCTTTCCGTTTTCGGCCGCCCGAGACGCGGCTACAGCTCGCGTTTCATGCAGCGGCCGTACATGGTCCACTGCTCACGCGTGAACGCGCCGACACCGGCTGTGCGGACCTCGGCTTGGCACTTCTTCGCCGCCGCGCGGAACTTCGCACGCTGCGGGTGAGCACGACGACGACGGGTGGTGGACTTCTTACTGCGACGACGCTTCTTCGCCATATGACACGCTCCTTTAGCGCTTGATCGGGCGGACGATCGGACGGGTGCAGCAACCGGCCTTGACCGGCTTGACCGGCTTCTTTGGCGGGGTCTGCGCGGACATGCGCTTACCCTAACACGAGATCGCAGGGCGGATCACGTTTCGTCGCAGGTGTCCAGGTAGTAGCGGATCGCCTCGGTGACCTCGTCGAAGCGCTCGGGCATGGGGCGCAGCCCGTCGTCCTCGATCGTCAGCACGCGGAACTCGTCGTCATCGTTGCGCTCGATGCGCGCCGTGCCGGCCTTGTTCTCGACTGCGAACCCTGACGTCAGCACGACGGCCATCGCGGCGACGAGGTGCTCGTCACGGGCTCTTTCAGCGGGATCGGTCATGTCGGGTGAACATAGCGCTCCCCGACGAAGTATGCAGCGACCGCGCCCGCAGCGACTCCCAGCATCGTCACGAGGAACGACTTGCCACGACGAGACAAGAGCGGCTTGTCGCAGATCTCGGTCAGCGGCGGGGACGTCGGCGCGCGCCGCGGCAAGGTGAGCGCCTCCTGCCCGCGTTTGATGAGCGCCTCGCCCATGGGCGTCGTCGGTCCGAACCATTCCTTGCGCACGGCGAACACGCGCCATGGATCGACGCCGGGGAGCGGACCGACCCAATAGTATTTCGACGACGATGCGATGTTCTTGACGAAGTTGTGCAGCTTCGTCTGACCGTCGTCGATCCACGCCTCGGGGCCCCATTGCGTGACGGCGCCCTGCGCGAAATCCCCGGTCTCGCCGGACGCGACGAGCCCGGCGATGAGGATCGACATGATCGACGGGTCGCGAACTGTCGAGGCCCAGCGTTTGTACGGTGCGCAGCACACGTTCGGGTTCGAGCTGCTGCACGAGTAGCCGTGCGCGAGACACCACTCGCGCGGCGCGTGGACCGGGCCGTAGAAGCCGTTCGGCGTGAGCATCTGCGCGAGCGTGCGTCGCGACTCGCGCGCCTGGTTGAGCGCCAGCTCGCCGACGACGACTCGTTCCTCGACGGTGCCCGATCCGGCCTCGCTATGGATGTACCGTGCCAGCGTGTAGACGTCGAGCGCGAGTCGACCGCCGAGCTGGGCGATCACTTGCGGGTAGCGCTGCGAGAGCCAGACCTCGGCTCGCGCGCGAATCGTCTCGGGACTGCACGGCACATTGCCGCTGGCGTCAACGCTACAGCCCGAAGGCACGATCGTGCGCGTCCACGCCTCCTCGGCGAGCGGTCGGTAGACCGGCGAAAACCACGGCCAGCAAGACATGTGCCTATGGTACTATCCAGCCATGGCGCTGAGCTACAAATGCACTTCGGTCGGCTGCTACAGCTACCAAAGCCCGGAGACCAACACGCTGTTCCAGAAGCTCCAGGCGACGCTCAACCAGTTTGCCCCCGCGCTCGCGTTCAGCCCGATCAAAGTCGACGGCATCATCGGCAAGGGGACGACCGAAGTCGCGTTGCTCACGCTGCTCTACCTCGGCGAGCTGGACAACGGTGTCGTCGGAAGCGCGGCCCGCGCACTCGAAGCGGGCATCAACACGCCCGAGCAGCTCGCCCTCAACGCGCAGTCGGTGCTCGACACGCTCACACTCGCCATCAAGCAGCCGCCTGCGCAGATCGCTCAGCAACTCGCGCCGCCCTCTCCGCTTCCACCGCCGACGCCGCAGCCGAGCACGACGCAGCTCGCGACCACGACCGCCAACAAGCCGCCGTCGTCCTCGAACCCGAACGTCCAGAACTCGCTCGATAGCCTCAAGAAACGCAAGCCGGCGCTGGCGACGTCGCTCCTCGACCACGTGCCGCCTGCCGCTGCGTACATCGGCGGCGCAGCACTCGCGATCGGTGCCATCGCGGCCGTGGTGATCGCCAAGCGTCGCCGCGAGGCGAAGAGCACGGCGCCCGAGTCCGCTGTCGCAGGATGGTGAAAGCAGGGCAGGGTGGTAAGCTGCCCAGGTGACACTCGCAGTCGATCAGGACTTTCACGTCACCAACGAACACGGCATCCTGCGCGCGCACCCGAAGAACCTGGGCGCGACGAGCGCGTTCAAGACGCTTCAAATCACCGTGCGCCGGGCGATTGAGCAAATCCCCGAGGCGCCGGCCGTCGTTCTCGAAGTTGACGGCGTGATCGGCCCGTCACTCGCGCTCGCGGTGCAGGTCATCGCGCAGCGTCTCGCAAGCGGCAAGCATCACGGGCTCGCGCAGCTTGGCTGCCTTCAGCCCGAGGACGCGATCCCGACCATCGCGCAAAACGCGATGGAGATTGCAGGCTACGTCTCGAACGTCCTGGAGGCCGATCCGACGGCGCTCATCAACCCGCAGACGATCGCCAGGCCGCCCGATCCCATGGAACAGCTCAAGGGGCTGTTCACGCCGAAGCGCATTGCCGCTGCGCTCGGTGCGATCGCGGGGCTCGGGACGCTCGTGTGCTTCGGCGTGGCTGCGGATCGCCGCTCGCTCGGGATCGCCGATCGCTCGTACCTCCTGCCGCCGAGCGATGGCTCGGATGAGTTCGACGAGGACGAGCTAGAGGACGACGGGGCCGAGGACGACGGCGACGATGGCGCCGAGGGCGTGATCGACGCCCAAGCCGTTGAAACGTCTAGTCAGGCCGCCTAGTTATTACCACTCCGTAAACCCGCTCGGGTAGCCTGGGGGCATGCTCGAAGGTATCAAGTCGCTCTTGGCGAGCGAAAAGGCGATCGCGGCCGGTGTGCTCGCGATCTGCGCCACGGTACTCGTGGCCATCGGTGCGATGTCGGTCGCCGACTGGCAGACCTACACGCGTGACGTGCTGATCGTGTACGTCAGCGGCAAGACGGTGCAGGGCGCCGCGTCGGCGATCGCGTCGGCGGTGAAGACGAAGGGCGAGGGCGAGGAGACGAAGGGCGAGGGCGAGGAGCCGAAGGACAAGGCAAAGGAGCCGGCGAATGCCTCGTAGCGCGCGTCTTCAGGCCGCGTTTGGCGTGATCGTTACGGTGCTCGCGCTCCTCGCGCTACTCCACACCGCTGCGTGTGGGGCAAGCCAGCGGCAGAAGACGCTCCGCGCGACCTTCGCGACGGTGAACGCCGCGTGCGACGGGCTCGAAGCGTGGGATCGCACGCGGCAGGAGCAGATCGTCGCCGCCGCAGATCCGACGAAGGTGACCAAGGAATTCGTGCGCGCACAACTCGACGCGCATCGTGCCGAGATGGACAAGGTCTACGGCGCGTGCACGGTCGCGTATCGACTCATCGCCGCCGCGTCGATGTCCGACGACGGGCGCTCTCTCCAGACGGCGACGGAGGAAGCGCACAAGGTGATCGACGCCGTCAAGCAACTCAAAGGGGACCTCTGATGTCAGCGTCATCGTGGATCGATAAGGCGCGCGGCGAGCTGGAGAAGCACGCGCTCGCGCTCGAAATCATCGAAGGCGTGGCAAGGCTCGTGAAGGACGCGCTCGTCAAGCCCGACTCGAACGCGCGCGCCGTACTCGAAGCGATCGACCGCGCGATCGCCGCGCTGATCCGCGGCTTCGACGGCAAGCCGATCACGCGCGCGGAGGTCGAGAAGCTGATCGCTGATATGGCGAGCCGCCGAGCTGCGATGCACGCAGCGATCGACAAGGCGCTCGATGATAAGTTCGACCGCGGAGGTCAGACGTGAGCAGAAAATCGAAGTCGAAGGAGACGCCGACGCCCGAAGCGCCGGCAACGGAAGCGCCGAGCATCGAGTCGGCGAAGGAACCTGCCGCCGTCGAGCCGGCACCCGCCGCCGAGCCGGCGAAGGAGCCCGCGGTCGAGCCCGAGCGTCGGACGTTCGAGCCGCCGACGCAGGCACCCGAGCCCACGCACTACGACCCGAAGTGCAAGGCGCAGGGCCGACACCGCTCGAACTGCGATTGTCGAGGCGAGGCGCGCAAGCCGATCTCGCCGTCGCGCCCTCGGCCCACGCCGCGACGTCTTGCACCTCAGCCGGCCGCCAAACCGGCTCGACCGGCGTCTCAGCCGGCCCGACCGTCCCGACCAGCCCGGCCGGCGCGGCCGTTCTCCCGACGACGCTAGGAGCCGTGAGCCGCGAACCTGACAAGCCCAGGCCCGACACGGACGAGTCGGCATCGCCGTCCGAGTCGTACTACCGCGATCCGCAGTGCCGCTGGAAACATCGGCGGAACTGCAAGTGTCGTGGCGAGGCGCGCCAACCCATCAAGCTAGGATCGGGCACATGATTCTCCGCAGAGGCGACCGTGGCGCCGCGGTCGAGCAGCTACAACTCAAGCTCAAGGCGGCCGGCTACGATCCTGGCGACGTCGATGGTTTCTACGGGCCGAAGACCTCCGCGGCAGTGCTCGCGTTCCAGGCCGACCGTCCCGATCTCGACGATGACGGCATCGCCGGTCCGATGACGCTTGCCGCGCTCGACGCGGCGATCGTACGGCATGATGCGAGCGCGTCGACGCCGCTCGCGCCAGTCGTACCGTGTGAAGAGCGCACGTGGCAAGCGTTCCAGCGTTTGATTGCCGCGATCACGTCGCGGCCGGTGCGCTACGGGCCTGGGCGTGGACTCTGGCATCGTGATCGGTTCGTCGTGACCTACGGCGCCGGCAAGCTCGGCGGCACGCCGAAGACGTGGCCGAATGTGCTCGGGCGCCCGTACGCATCGTTCCACTGTTCGAGTTGGACGAATTTTTTCCTTTCGTGGTTGTGCCGGCGCAACGAGGACTTCACGCACGCGGGCAACATCCCGTCGCTGTTCACGCTGTGCGAGAGCAGTCCCGGCGTGCACGAGAACCCGGGCGCAGGACCTTACCGCGGCTTCGGCGACGTGTGTGCAGCGATCACGCCCGACGGTTCGGGCGCGAAGCGACTCGGCATCTCGAAGGTTCTCGACATCCGCGAGGTGTACGAGCGGCGCGCGGCGCTTCCGACGTTCATCGTGTGGTGCCAGTCGACGCGGCGCTCGTCGGGCTGGCTTTGGTGGCACCACACCGGGCTCTTCGTCGTCGATCACCGCGACGGCGATCGCCTCTATCGCATCGCCGCGGACGGCTCGAAGGGCACGAGCGGTTACTCTGCGGATCCGATGCGCTGGATCGAGATCACGCCGCAGAACTTCTCGCGCTACGCCCTCTGCGCGTACCGCGCCTACGGTGTGAGCACGGTGGATGGCACCTACGGCGACCCGTCGCGGCCGATCGCCACCGTCGACTTCGAGTTCTAGATCGTTGCCCACGCTCGGATCGGGCGCCTATGCTCGGCCTTACAACATCCTTGTAAGGAGCGCACGAACATGGCAGCCACAGCTACCCTCGTCTTCGCCGGCAACAACCGCCTTCGTTACCTGATCGCGGGTGACGAGATGGGCGGCTCCGTCACCATTCCGAACGCGGGCGGCGCGTCACCGGATCTGCTCACCGATGTCCTTCCTGGCCCGCTGCGCCAGATCGTTCGCGCGAACCTCGACGGCATCGGCACGATCGCCCCGGGCGCGCTCACGCAGGCGCAAGCGCGTGCGCTGCTCCTCTCCGATGGCTCGGCCGCGAACGTCGGCAACAACCGCGTTCCGCGTGCGATCTGCCGCCTGACCGATCGCACGATCGGTGCGACCCCGGCGCCCAACGTCGTCGATGCGAACGTCGACATGAACGGCGCGCCCGTTATCACGGTGACGATGGACGCGGACGCGGTCGCCTACCTCGACATCGAGCTGGCGAACGGCATCGGCGTTGCCGCGGCTGGCTAAGCCGTGTCGGGCGAGACGGCGGCGACTATCGAGTGCATCGAGTGTCGCGAGGCGCTCGCTGCGCTTCCCTCGCTCAGCCGTTCGGAGCTGTGCGGGGTCATCGAGTCGCTCGTCGCTGCGTGTCACGCAGCGCGCCCCCATTGCAGCCACGCGCTCCGCCTTGCGATCGACAACACGCAAGGCGTCGAGCGCGAACTGACGATCCGCTGCAAGGCGAAGAACTGCGCGCGTGCGCCCGCGCTCGTCACGACGTGTCCGGTCGAGTTGGTCGGCGCGCTCACGCTCGTGTTTCACACGGCGCACGAGGGGCACCCAATCGAGCTGACCTACGACGGGCGTACCTGGTCGAGCCCGGGTTAGCGCCAGCCGCGACGCCTGCGAAGGCGCATTCGCCTGCTATGCGCGTCTGCGGGCGCCGGCCAGCTCGCCGAAGTAGCCGCGCAGCATCTCGGCCGCTTCGCCGTGCGACGGCGGCAACTCACCGAGCGCTCGTTTGAGCGCGGCGTGCGCGAGCTGGGCGGCCATCGAGCGCGCTTGAGCGTAGCCGTGATCGGGCCCGCTGAGTTCACTCTCGCCGTACGCCCAACGGCGCACGAGATCGCGAAGCAGCTCGCTCGCGGTGATCCCCATTTGCTCGCACGCGGTGTCGACGGCGCTTGCAAGGTCAGCCGGTAGGCGAACCGCGATCGAGCGCGTCGTCGGATCTCGACTCGAAAGAGAACCTCTGCTCATGTTTTGACCTCAAAGTGTTGTTCGCTGGAGAGCGCGCACGCGGGCGCTCGGATGGGGCCCGATCGGGCGCGAACGCGCGCCCGAGGTCGGGCTTGGAAGGGATCGATCTCGCCGGATCTATAGATGCGCCGATCGGCTTCCGATCGGCTTCCGAGCGGGTTCCGAGTTGTGAGCTCTAAGTGTCTGATTTTTATCGGGAATTCTCGAGGACCCGGACCGAGATCGGTCCGATAACTCCGCGAAACCATTCGGAAAAACACGGATAAACATCCGTTTACGACCTTAGCCCATCCGATTCCCGTGGGCGAGTATCTAAATCCTTAGGGATTTCGATGGGTTAGAGGATTTTCGTAATCTCAAGTTGACCACGAAGGGGGGGCTGGTTTACCTTGGAGCCCTCAACCGAAACCCCCACAAGCCGGCCCACCGGGGCGCAGCCCCGACAGCGCACCACGCAACCTGCAACCCCCACCAAAGGCACACCCCCATGACCACCACCGTCATCATCTCGCTCGACGACGACGCAATCACCCTCACCTGCGACCTCGCGAACGCGGCCGCTCCGCTCCTGGTAGACGGCCAGGAGATCGGCTACCAGACCCACGACGCGCAGCACGACATACAGCGCGCCGTGCTCCTCGCCGCACGCCGCACGTGGCCCGATGCGCAGTGGCCCCGGCCCGAGGACGACCTCAAGGATGGCGCCAACGAGGCGTGGGACGCACTCGAATACGCCACGATCGATTTCGGCGCGGTGAAGGCGCACGGCCGGCGCGCGGGCCGGGAAGACTACCTCGAACGCGCCAAGGACGTCGCGCTCGGTCACGAGGATCCCGAGTGGGCCTGGCCCCTGTCCGGGGCCGACGAAGCCTACCTGTCGGCGGTTGGCCCCGGCAAGATCTGTCGCGACCTGGGCCTACCTCGGGCTGCGTGGGAAGCGATTAGCGAGACCTGGTTCGACGCGTTCCGCGAGGGCTACGAGGCTGCGCACCTGCCCGACGAGATCACCGACGAGCAGATCGCGCAGCTCCGCGCCGAGGCCGCACAGGCGGGCGACCTCGTGATGACGGCTATCTGCGACGTGGCGCTCGCGAGCCAGCTCGACGAGATCGCCGAAATCGACGGCTCGGTGCGCTCGGAGCTGGAACGTCGGGGCATCATCCCCGAGCGCGTTGGCGCCGACGTACTGGCCCGCGCCGAGTGCGAGCGCGTGATCCGCGCGCTGGCAGACAAGGACGAGCAGTAGCGCTGAGCCCGTCGAGCCGGGCCACGGGGGCGCAGACCCCGACAGCGCACCGCGCCGCCACGAGCGGCAAGAAAGGCACACTCCATGACCACCAACCGCAAGCGTCAACGCGTAATCACGGCCGAGACCATCTCGGAACACGAGCTTCTCGCCCTCCGTCGCGAGGGCAACTTCTACGCGCGGGTCGCGTTAGAAACGAGGTTCGTTACGGAGCGGACCCGCCAAGACGCGCGCCGTCGCTGCGCCGAGGAACTCAACGCCCGGAGGTCGGCGTGAAGCTAACCAAGGCGCTCGCTGATCGGGCGCTGACGATCCTCAACACACTCATCGCTGCCGGTCACGTGGTGATCGTCGGTGACGAAGTGCTCGGTCAGGCCAGCGATGGTCAGACCGTGTTGCTCGGCCACGTGCCGAGCTATCCGCCGGCTGCCGCCAAATTCGGCCGCGAGGCACTCTACCGATACCTTCTCGCTCACCCCACACCTGATGCCTGGTAGGGGGCGCTGATCCTCTGGCCGAGTACGAGATCCGAGTACGAGACACCACGCGCTGAGCCCGTCGAGCCGGGCCACGGGGGCGCAGACCTCGACAGCGCACCACGTCGCCACGGTGGCGACGGCAACTTGACCGCGCCGATTAGGAGGTCACCTATGTCCAAACGCTACACCGCCGAGGAATTGATCGCTGTGTCGTGCTCCGCTTGGCACGACCGGATCCGTCGTGAGGTCCCGCCCGAGGGGATCACGGCTCGTGAGATCCTCAAGCGCGTCGATCCATGGGATGCCCGCTGGCCGTTGATTAGGCTGCTCGCTCGGGCTGATCGCAGGCAGCTCGTGCTCTGGTGCTGCGACGTGGCGCAAGACGTTCGGCACCGGATCACGGATGCCGCTGCCGCCGACGCCGCAGCCGCCATCGACGCCGCGCAGCGTGCCGCCACCTACGCTGCCACCGACGCCGCCGCCGACGCCGCCGTCTATGCCGCCTCCAACGCCGCCTATGCCGCCTACGGCACCGTCAGCGCCGCCGCACGCCAGGTGCTCCGCGACTATCTGCACTGGCTCGTGGACCGACTGGAGGGCATCGTCCCCGAGCACCCCGACGCCGCCACGCGGGCCCGCGCGGAGTGCGCCCGCGTGATCGCCGACGCGCGGGCGCAAGCGGACTGATGGCCGACCCCACTCTCTGGCGAGCTAACTCACCACGAAAGGCACACCCCCATGCACCCCTTCCCTTTCGCTGATCTCCGTCTGGTCCGTCGCCTCGAACGCGAGTACCTCCGCGCCACGGCGCGCGAGGAGCGCGCGGCGACCGTCGAGGAAGCCCAGCGACTCGCCGCCGAGTCCGATCGCGTGGCGCGTCGCCTCGCCGCCGCGCGCAATGGCGTAACCCTGCCGGCGCCGCGCACGCGTCGCAACCTGGCCCGCGGCGCATTCCGCGCGCTGGCCGCCGTCGGCCTCGCGTTCGCCCGCGCCCTGCGCCGCGCCGAGTCCCTGCGCCGCGCGACGCTCGCCGCCGCGGCCAAGCGCGCCTCGCTCAAGGCCGCCCGCACGGCGCGCGCCTCCCTCCGCCGCGCGGTTCGCGCGGTCGTCGTTGCCGTCGCGTCGTCCCCGGCACTCGCGCTCGCGCACCCCGGCCACGCGGGGCACGACGACGCGCCGATCGGTCCGGGCGGCGTCGTGCTCGTCGGCCTCACCGTCGGTCTCGCCTCGCTCGCGTGGGAGACCTGGGGCCCGCGTCGCCGTGCGCTCGCGGCGGCGACCGCGGGCGACACCCCCGCGCTCGGTGGCGATTCTGCGCCCGAGCCCGAGGTGACGCCCGAGCCCGAGTCCGACGGCGCCGACGGATCCGCGCCGCGCGCGCAGCGCGCCATGTGGCGCACGCGAGCGCCGTTCCTGATCGATGGCCGGTGGCAGTGGGTGAGCTGGACGCACGCCAGCGGCAGCAAACACGCCGCGATCGTCGAAAAGGCGCGCGAGCTGGGCGCGTCGGCCTGGGATTTCGGTCAGGCCGACCACGAGCAAGCCGACCGCGCCAGCTTCTAGCCTCCCTTCCCCCGCTAACCCTCACCCAAAGGCACACCCCATGAACGCTCAGCAAGTCAACGCCGATATCACGGCGCTCCTCAAGGCTCGCCATACGCTTCTCTGGATCACGTCGCGAGAGGAAGTGCGCGTGGAGCGCGCGCTCGTCGAAGCGTGCGGCGCGGCAAAGTTCCCGGTGCGGTTCTGGGACTGCGCAACCGGCCTCACCGACGAGTTGGCCAACCCTATCGATGGCACGCTCCAGGATCCGATCTCGCTCCTCGACACGATCGGCCGCCGCACCGAACGTGCAGTGTACGTCCTTCGGGATCTGCACAAGTGGCTTGACCCGATGACCTTGCGCAAGCTGCGCTCACTCGCGCGCACGCTGCAAACCGTCGAGCCGCGCTCGGCGCGCGCGATCGTCGTCCTCACGCCGAGCGCGGAGGTCCCGCCCGAGCTGGCGAGCGCCACGGTGATCGAGTACCCGCTTCCCGATCGCAAGGAGGTTGCACAGATCCTCGACGACGTGATCGCCGCGCTCCCCGAGGAGCTACGCGCGAGCGCCGCGCCGAACGGGCGCCGCGACGCGGCGATCGATTCCGCCGTCGGCCTCACCGCAGAGGAGATCGCCAACTGCTACGCGCGCTCGCTCGTGTCGACGCGCAAGATTGACCCCGCGCTCGTCGCGAACGAAAAGCGCCGGGTCATCGCGCGCGAGCGCGTCTTGACGTGGCACGACCCGGATCCTCGCGGCCTCGACGCGATCGGCGGCCTCGACTTGCTCAAGGCGTGGTTGACGCAGCGTCGCGCCGCGTTCAGTCCGCGCGCTCGTGAATTCGGGTTGCCTGCCCCCAAGGGCGCCCTACTCGTCGGCGTCCCCGGTTGCGGGAAGTCGCTCACCGCCAAGGCGATCAGCGCAGCATGGCAAATGCCCCTCCTGCGCCTCGACATGGGCGCGCTGCGCTCCAAGTACGTTGGCGAGTCCGAGACCAACATCCGTAAGGCGCTCGCCGTGGCTGAAGCGGTGAGCCCGTGCGTCCTCTGGCTCGACGAGATCGAAAAGGCGCTCGCGGGCGCGACGGGTGCGGCGGGCGATGGCGGCGTGGCCGCCGACGCACTCGGCGTGATCCTCTCGTGGATGCAGGAGAGGCAAGGCTCGGTGTTCGTCATCGCGACGAGCAACGACGTATCAAACCTGCCCCCGGAGCTACTCCGTAAAGGACGCTTCGACGAGTTGTTTTGGGTCGACCTGCCGACATCTCGCGAGCGCGCGGCGATCCTCGCGGCGACGCTCAAGCAGTACGGGCGCAGCACTGAAGGGATCGACCTCGACGCGCTCGCGGCGGCCACCGATGGTTTCACTGGCTCCGAGATCGCCGCGCTCGTCCCCGATGCACTGTTCGCCGCGTTCGCGGACGGCGAGCGCGCGCTCACCACGGAGGATCTGAAGGCCGCCGCGTCGACGGTGACGCCTCTCTCCAAGACCGCGGCCGAGCGTCTCGGCGCGCTCCGCGAGTGGGCGAAGGGCCGCGCGCGGCCGGCCTCGACGCCCGAGGAAACCGCCTCGCGCAACGTCCGCGCGCTCGATCTCTGATCTGTCAGACCCTTCCCCGAACCTTCCCCGAACCCCCTCACGAAAGGCACACCCCATGTCCGCTATCAAGTCCGCTCTGATCCGTCCCGGTCTGCTCGTCAACCTCACGACCCGCGTACACGGCGGCGTCACCTATCAGCGCGTCGATCTCGACGCGGCGGGCGTCCCGATTCCCGCCGACGCAGAGGGCGTTCACGTCGCCCGCTGGGAGACTACGCGGATCATCGAGGACAAGGGCGAGTACGAGGCCGCGACCAAGGTCCGCAGCAAGGCCGCGAGCTTGATCCGCCGCGAGTGCCAGGAGACCACGTTTGGGCTCCTCTGCCCGGCCGACCGCGAGCCCGCGCTCGACGCCGCGATCAAGGCCGCCCGTCTTCTCGTCGAAGAGCACAACGCGAAGGCCGCACACACGCAGGTACACCTGTATGTGCTTAAAGGCCGCGTGGCCAGCAACGACGAAGAGGCGGCGCGTGCGATCACCGCCGAGATCGCTCAGCTCGTGGAGCAGATGGATCAGGGCATCGCGGCGCTCGACGCCAAGGCGATCCGTCAGGCCGCCGATCGTGCTCGCGAGATGGCGGCCATGCTCGACGACTCCCTCAAAGGCAAAGTGGAAGGTGCGATCGAGCAAGCGCGCAAGGCCGCGCGGATGATCGTCAAACGGATCGAGAAAGAGGGCGAGGACAAGGCGATCGTGCTCGCGGACATCCAACGCGGGCAGATCCAGAGCGCGCGGATCGCGTTCCTCGATCTCAGCGGTGAGAGCAAGCCCGCCGACGCGGGCGAGGCGATGCCCGTCGTGGAGGCCCAGCGGTTCGCCGATCTCGATCTGTCGGACGTCGAGCCCGAAGAGCAGAGCAAGGCACCCGCGCCGACCAAGCCCGCGCTTGATCTGTCGGACGACACCGACACGATCGCCGTCGCCGCGAAGGCTGCCAGCGTCCCCATGATGGAGTTGGCCTAATGCCCTGCGACACGCGCCTAGCCCCCGGCCAGACCCTGGAGGAGCGCGGTCGGCAGATCGATCAAGCGCTCCAGCGGCTCGAACGGGCCCTTCAGGGGAACCAGGTGAAGGTGACGATCGGCCCGACGGGCTCGATCGCCTTCACCGGATGGAAGCCCGAGGACCGGAGCGACCTCTCCGACGTGTGCGCCTATCGGTTGCTGACGTTCCGCAACTCTTGGGCGCTCCGCCAAGCCGTCGCCCGAGCCGAGTCGGTGACGGGCCGCAAGGTCAACCAACGAGCAATCGTCGCCGGCCACCATAGCCACGACGGAGGAAAGACCTGGCACGGCGGCCACTAGCCGACTGATCACCCCGCGCCGCGAGCGCGGGCCGCGACGACGCCGACCGAGCGCGGCGCCGTCCTAGCCCACGGTCGCAGCCCCCAGCAAAGGAGCATCCCATGCCTCGCGTCATCATCACCTCGCTTTCCCCCGGTCAGCTCTTCCGACACGCGCTCGATCACGCGCGCAAGGCGAGCGCCGAGATCTTGCGCCTCAAGAGCGCGCCGCTCGAACCGGGCGAGACCCTCAACGATCGCACGCTCCGCGTCGCCGGGCTCGCGCACGAGCTAGCCGAGATGTTCGAGATCGTCGACACGCTCGCCGCCGCCGCCGCCGCGGACACCGAGCCCGTATCGGGCGCCAACGCTTCGCCGCCGCAGTCGAAGGATCGCCCCCTGGATCGCTGGGGTGTGCCCCAGGGGGACGATCCGACGGTGAACTAGCGGCGAAAGCGCGCGCGTGAGGTGTCCCGTCAGCCACCCACGCCCTCGCACCCTCACGCGCGCGCTCTGCGGCGGAGTGACTCTCCCCGTACTGACGAGCCAAGTCAGCTCACCACGAAAGGCACACCTCATGACCACCAACCCCCGCAAGCGTCAACGAATCGCGCGCATCGAGGCGGCACCACCGAGCACGATTGCCGAAGCGGCCACGAGCATCGCCGAGCACGCTTACTGCCTCGTGCTCGCCGCCAACCCCTATCCGCGTGTGTGCGTCGCGCCGCTCGGCGACGGCAAGCCCCTCGCGCGCAAGACTCGTTCTACCGTCGATCGCGACGGCTACCGGATCGAGCATCCGGCGCCGCCGCGCTGGACCGTCGAGACCTTCGACCCGCACGGCTCGGGCGGCATCTATTACGCGCCGGCCGGTGCGGTGAAGCTCCTCGATGCGACGCCGCGCACGTGGCACGAGGCGACCGAGATCGCGCGCCTCTGCCCGGCGCCGCTCGATCACCGCCTCGCGTACGGCGATTCGGCGGTAAGCGCCGTACAGCAAGCGATCCGCCTCATCCATCGAAAGGGGGCCTAGCCGTGCTTAAACCGGGGACCTACAAGCTCACGCGCGATATCAAGAACCCCAAGCCCGATCGCCGCGTCAAGGAAGACTGGCGCGCGCATCCGGTCTGGAAGGCGGGCACCGAGTTCCTCGTGCAACCGCTACTTCACAAAGAGCGCGACGATGAACCGACGTCCCTCTGTACCAAGATCGTCAAGGTCGGCCACCGTTGGCAGCACGAGTATCTGGGCCCGGCCAACGCCGCGCAGTACGCGGCGCTAGAAGCAGCGCTCGAACCGTGCGCCGCGTCAGATGACGCGTTCTTCACCGAGCACTACATCGATAGCGCCTTCGGGCGTTGGCTGCTCCACTCCGGGCGCCTCTCGCGCGAGCTTTTGCTCAAGCTCTGGACCGAGTACCAAGAGGACGGTCATCAACTCGCCAGCGAGCCGATCCCGCAGCGGTCGGCACTCGTCGAGAGCAAAGAGCCGACCGATCCCATCTTCCAAGAGCTGTTCGAGCAGATCCGTCGGGGCATCGAGATCGTCAACGGCGCCGTTGCCGCGCTCGCCGACGAGATCACGGTTTCGATGCTCGTCGAGAAAGCGATCGCCGAGCACGAAAGGAGCGCCTAGTCCCATGAAGCGCGCCGACGCGATCCAGCATCTCCGTTACGCGGGTTACCACGGTGACCGCGCAGCATTCACCCGCCTCTGTGTCGAGGCGCGTATCTCGTACCAAGCCGCCAAGAAAGCCTACGGCGAGGGACAAGCCGCGCGCTCGCGCGGTGTCAAGTGCACCTGCCGCGACTGCAACCCACAAGGAACCACGCGATGAAGGCTATCTTCTTCTTCGTTCTGCTGTCCTGCGCGTGCGCCGCGCACGACAACGGGCAGCTCCCCCATCAACGCTTTGCGAGCTTCGAGGTCGTCGCGATCGACGCGTACATCCCGCCAACGCGCGACACGGGCGCGGCGTGGGATCAAGACGGCTCGCTCCCGGAACTCCAGATGGAGATCCGGCTCAACGGGCAGACGGTTGGGCGTACGACGGTGCTCGAAGCGTCACAGCTTCACTACGAGCCCGCGAGCCCGGGCGTCCCCGCGCTCTACCGCGGCGAGTGGTGGGAGGTCCTCGCGATCCGCGACGTGCGCGCGGGCGACGTGCTAGAAGCGCGCGTCACCGACGCCGACGACGGCTATCCGATCTCCGATTGCTCGTTCCCCGTGCTCGCCGTGCACCTCGACGGTGACGCGAGCATCGGTTGTCACCGTGAAGCGGGAATGATCTCTGTCGGCCTCTGGGGGGTGCCATGACCATCACCCCTGAAACTACGCTCGCCGAGCTGGATCTCGCCCGCATGCAGCTCGGGATCACGGCAATTTTCACGCAGCTCAAGACGAGCGCCGAAGGAGATCTGCTCGTCGAGGTTACGTGCATCTCGGACGACGGCTTGGCCCGCGGCACGGGTCGTTCGCTCGCCGAGGCCCTCTCGATCGCCTTCCAGAGCAGCCAGCGCAAGATCGCCGAGCAGCTTGGTCTGCTTCCCAAGCAGATCGATGGAGCGATCAAATGACCAACGAGCAGAAGCTACGCCACGACGGCGACCGTGACGAGCAGATCGCCGAGATCCGCGCGGCTACCGCGTCCGCCGACGTGATCGAGGCATGCGACGCAGCGATCGAGGGTGACGCGAAGGCTCGCTGTACAGCCGTCGTCATGGGGACGACGGCAACGTGAGACAGGAGACGACATGGCAAGACTCATACTCATCGACCAACCGTTTGACCAGGCCGCCGACGTAACGTCGATCTCGGTCCGCCTGCACCCGCTCGACGTCGGCTTCGACCTGCGCGCGGAAGGTATCGTCTGCGAGATTGATTGCAGCGGTCCCGAGTTGCGCGCCTCGTACTCCGACGAGCGTGGAGAGCGTCGCATCGTCTCCGGTGCATCTCGCGAGGTGATCGCGAGACTCCGTGCAGTGGGATATAAGGTGCAACCGATCATCCACTGGCGGCAACAGGAGGGCGTGTCCGGCTATCAGGTCGGCGACATCCTCGTCGACGAGACCGGCGCTCGCATGCGCGCGGTTCGCACGGGTGCCGGGATCCAGCTCGAACCCGTGCGCGACGAGTAGGCAATGGCCGTCGCGGCGGCTGGCGAGCAGCCGCCGAGCGCGAAGACAAGACACTGAGCGAGTGGGTCCGCGCGCGCTGCAACGCGAGCTGATCCACGCGCGCCGCGAACATGAAGAACAACAAGACGGGGAGCAACATGAACAAGACGAAGAATAAGAACAACACCGAGCGCCCGGTCATCGTCACGACCGAGTACCGAGGCGTGTTCTTCGGGTATGCGTCGAACACCGACGGTGATCAGATCCACCTGCGCCGCGCGCGGCTGTGTGTGTACTGGTCTGCCGACATGCGAGGCATCATGGGTCTGGCAGCGATCGGCCCGTCGGATGGTTGTCGCATCGGGCCGCCAGCGGACATCACGTTGCGCAAGATCACAGCGGTGATCGAGGTGACGCCGCAGGCAGTCGAGCGCTGGGAGGCCGCACCATGGTCCCCGTGAGCAAGCCGCGCATTTTGCGCGGCGAGATCCACGGCGACGGCTACGGCTCCGGCTACGGCTCCGGCTACGGCTACGGCAGCGGCTACGGCCAGCGGCTACGGCGACGGCTCCGGCTCCGGCTACGGCTCCGGCGACGGCTACGGCAGGCGGTTCGCGAACGCGTGGGACGCAAGAGGAGCACGTAGATGACCAACGACGCTGCGATCCCCGGAATCGAGACCACCTGCGCAGGTAGAGGACGGTGGCTGGGGTTGGGTTGAGGGACCGGACGATGATCGGAGGTCGAGACTTAGGTGCGCTAGCACCGACACCACGCGCTGAGCCCGTCGAGCCGGGCCACGGGGGCGCAGACCTCGACAGCGCACCACGTCGCCACGAGCAGCCACGCCGCCACGAGCGGCAAGAAAAGGAGATAGAGATGCCTCAGAAGCAGTGTCCGTGGTGTGGGCGCCTCGGCCCCTACGTCAGCGACGCAGACCTCAATGCGGACTGGGCACAGCCGCACGCCGACGGGTCGCCGTGCCGCTGCAAGCACGTGCGGACCGACTCGCGCTTCGCGGCGCTCCGCGATGGCGGGCGCTACTGGGACGATGCCCGTGGGGAATGGGTGTGCCCGTGGTGCGGCACAGCACCGCTGGCTTCGCCCGAGGAGCGGGCGCAGCTCAAAGCCGAAGAGGACATCGAGATCCTCCGCCAGGAGGCAGAGGCCGACGACGATCTAGACCTGGTCGCGGTCTGCGATCTGGCGCTTGGCTACGCCCTTGACGAGATCCCGCGCCGCGTAGCCCTCAGTATTGATGAGGTGCGCTCGGCTCTGGAACGTTGGGGCATCACCCCCGAGTCGGCCGACGCCGTCACGCGGGCCCGCGCCGAGTGCGAGCGCGTGATCCGCGAGCAGCTCCGCGAGGAGATTGGTTGCGAATGCGGTTATTGGTCGGGAGAGGCGTGCTGCTGGCGCGGTCCAGAGAGTGAGACGGTGGTCGTCGAGTACATGCCCGAGTACCTGCGCGCGTCGCATCGCGCGGCGGGCAATAGCGGCATCTACCCCGCCAACGGCGCCGTCCGCCTCCGCGTCGAGCGCTCGTGCGCCGATCGCATTATTGAGGACGCTGGCGAGTGGGCGAGGGTGCTGGATTAGCCCCATCCTCGCCACCAGCGCTGAGCCCGTCGAGCCGGGCCACGGGGGCGCAGACCTCGACAGCGCACCACGTCGCCACGGTGGCGACGGCAACGAGGAGATGACAATGAAGTTTGTGACCGAGATGGACGCTTTCGGGCCCGGCCTGCGCCGGACTATCGCAGAAGCGAGGCGCGCACTTCCGGGCGCGGAGGCCCGTGCCCGCATGTACGAGCAGGCCGGTCGCGCGGCGCATCCCGATCCCTCAGCACCCTCCGCGCTGAGCCCGTCGAGCCGGGCCACGGGGGCGCAGACCTCGACAGCGCACCACGCCGCCATGAAGGCGGCAGAGGGAGAGATACATGACTGAGATGATGAGCCGCTGCCGAACGAGAGGTCGGTGAGGAGATCTGGGGCGATGGTGCGTACTCTGTCTACGAGCGCGACGGCGTCGCGGAGGTGCAGTCGTGAGCGACCCCGCCCGCACCGCGCGCCATCTCGTCGCGCAGCCCTGCTACGAGACCCAGCGGGTCGAGGCCGCGTTCGCCGACGGCCGCCTGTCCATCATCGTGGTCTTGGAGTGCGTGCGGCGCGGCATCCGTCCGAGTCGGACGCAATGAACGTAGACGACTAGCGCCGAGAGGCGGACCCCTCTGCTAACGACAAGGAGACAGCTCGTGTCCAAGGTCAAGCTCAAGCCCGGAGACCCGGTTTATTGCGTCGTCGAGAACAGCTCGCCCGAAGGCGAAACAACGTGGCGCATCGAGAGGGCCAACGTCGTCACCGCATCGGATCGCCAGATCTCGCTCCTCGGTGCGAGCGCGTTGGGTCTGCACGGTAAGCGCTTCCCGGCGAGCGCGCTCGGTGTCCTGTTCCACGCGACGCGAGAGGGCGCGCTCGCGCACTTCGAGAAGAGTCAACAGCTCCTCATCGAAAGAGCGCAGTCCGCGCAGCGCGCACTCGCGTGGATCGAGCGCTGTAGGAAGTTCGCGCCCGCCGAGGAGGTCGTGCGCGTCGAGCAAGGAGGATCCAAGCGATGATCGACTTCCTTCGATTCCTCTCACCCGAACAGCGTGCGCGCATCAAGGCACGCGAGGACGCATACGCGCGCGACGTCGCCGAAGCACGTAAGCTGTCCAACGAAGAGCTGGCAGAGAAGACGAAGTACTATCTCTCGCAGGCGCAATTCGCGCACGCGTGGCTCCCCGGCGAACCCGTCTACGACGGCGTCATCGCGCACGTGATCATCCCTGAGCTGCTTCGACGGATCTCGCTGCCTGCTTCGCCCAGTGAGAGCGGGTGTGCAGCGCGTCGCACGATGCCGGATCAAGTGAAGGCTGACTCCCTCGAAGATGACGACGACGAGGACGACGAGGACGATGAGGTGATCCTCGAAGGCGACGACGAGGACGACGACGACGACGACGACGAGGACGAGGACGACGAGGACGAGGACGACGATGCGGTTTGACTCTACCTGGTACACGGTCCTCACGGTGGTGGGCTATCTCGTGGCGACTCGCCTTCCGACGTGGGAAGAGCGGTTCGTCGGGCTCTGCGGAATCTTCATGCTCGCATGCTGGCACCAGGTCTGGCAGCGTCGACGCGCCGATGATGGAGAACTCCCTGCGGCGCGATGTCAGCTTCACGCTTTGGCTCACGTCTCCCGCGTCGTATGGCGGCGGCGAGTTGCTGATCGAGACGCCGTTCTCGGAGTATCGCTACAAGCATGCCGCGGGCTCAATGGTCGTCTACCCGTCGACGTCGCTGCATCAAGTCACCGAGGTGACATCTGGTGAGCGCCTCGTGGTCGTTGGCTGGGCTCGCAGCTTCGTGCGCGACCCCGCGAAGCGCGAGCTTCTGTTCGAGCTGGACGCCGTGCGCGCGTCTCTGTTCGATCGGGACGGCAACAGCAACGAGGTGCAGCTCCTCGGTCGCTGCTCGGCTAACCTCATGCGCATGTGGATGGACGATCGATGAGCACCAGCAGAGAGCAGCTCAAGGCGAAGGCCAAAGCCGTGCGCGAGACGCGGATCAAGATCCTGCGAGCGTGCGACTGCGCGTGGCCGGTTGTCGAGGCGGACACAGTGAGCGGACACGCGGCCAACTGCCCTGGGCACGAGGAATGGAAGCGCCAGTACGGCGAGTGATTCGAGTCGGCTGCGGCTAGGGTGTTCGATTTGACGCCTGATCTTTCCAGTGATACACGTGGACCGTGGCGAACCAGGACAACACGAACAAGATCAAGGTCGTGTCAACGGTTTCTGATCCGCCAACACTGACGGCCGCCGATCTTTCTCGTATCCAGCACGAGTCTCAGCGCCTCCACGATGCGTTCACCGCTCGCACGGCGAGCATGGAGATCCTGACCGTCGACGATTTGAAAGTTCGCGCCAAGTAGATCGCGATCGGTAGGCCGATGCCGACCATCAACGAACTCCTTGCAGAATTCGACGATCCGCCGTTCACGGAGCGCGACTATCTACGCGAGCGTGCGGAGCTGCAGCAACGGTTCCTGATGACGTACGGCACCGTCTCAGCCGACGACATCGACGCGCGCATCCGTTCCGGCGAAATAACCGACGGCAGCGACATGGTCGAGAGGTGGCTTTCTCTCCGAGAGGCTGAGCGCCACCTCGATCTCGATCGGCCGCCAAAAAGCACGACGCGCTGAAGGGAGCAATTCGCGCCTACCTTGCCGCCTACATCTCGCGGCATGCCGAGTCGTCGCGCTTCGGTGCGTGTCGATGCGCGATACGAAACGCCGGCTCGTAGCGTTCGGGCGCGATCGGAAACGCTTCCGAAAAGCACCCGAGCTTCCGATCGCCGCCGCGAGATCCCCTGCTGAGAGGCGGAGGGCGGCTGTAGAGAAAGAGGTGGACTCCGATATTTGTAGCTCGTAATATCGGAGCGGGTTTACTAAGTAAACCACGAGAATCGATGGCCTACCCGATCAACCCTCCAGCGATGTCGTTCATGGCGCGCAAGCTCGTTCCCGTTTCCCGCACCCGGAGGACTGACGTGAAGAACTACACCGCAACGTACGAGCCGAAGACGATGGCCGGCGAGCGCGGCTGGTCCCGTGCTCTAAGGCACACGTGAAGGCGCTCATGGCACCTGCTACTGCACCACGAGCCGGAGGGCTCGAACACAATTTCGATGCTGTCTTCGCAACGAGGCTGGCGCTTCGAGAGAAGCAGATCCAACAAAGCTATCGTCCCGTCATCGGTATCCACAAATGGTTCGCGCGTCGACCCGGAACAATATTCCGGAGCCTGCTACTCGCAGAGTTCTGTCGTGATCGACCGTTGAGCAAAGCGTTTTGGCAGCATCACTCGTTTAAGGGAACCATCGGCGACCCATTCATGGGGGGAGGCACCCCGCTCTTTGAAGCAAACCGCCTCGGCTTCGATGTTGTTGGTTGCGACATCAACCCGATGGCGCACTGGATCGTGCAGCAGTCTCTCACAGACCTCGACATCGATGCGTTTCGACGAGCAGCGCGAAGCATCCACGACGATGTAGCGAAGGTGATCGCAAGGTACTACGCCACTACCTGTCTAAAGTGCGGAGACCTAGCACAAGTCAAGTACTTCCTATGGGTGAAGACAGCCAAGTGCCCTCATTGCAACAAGACGACGGACCTCTTTCCAGGTTATCGACTGGCCGAGGCGGAGCGCCACCCAAAGCATGTGCTGTCTTGCCCGCGATGCGGAGAGCTAAACGAGTTCACCGAGTCTCCGACGCGAGTGAATCCTAAGAAGTGCAATCGATGCAGAGCTAGCGTTCACCTCGAAGGGAACGTAAGGAATCGGAGAGTCGAATGCATCCATTGCGAATGCGAGTTTAAGCTCGACTCGTTTGCGGCTCCACCGGTTCACCGCATGTGGGCGATCGAGTACCACTGCTCGCGCTGCTACAAGGATCACGAGGGACGGCTGTTCAAAGCGCCGGACTCGGCTGACCTTGATCGTGCGCGAGCTGCGGAACGCATGCTTGCACGGCTAGAGAAGCGGCTGCCCATACCAACGGCGGAGATTCCGACGGGTGACGAAACTGATCGCTTACACCGATGGGGCTATCGACGCTATCGAGAACTCTTCACTCCACGGCAGCTTCTCGGGCTAGGTCTGCTTCTTGCGCGTGTCAAGCAAACCGCGCAGCGCGAGATACGACACGCTCTGCTCACGGTGTTCTCCGACATTTTGCGATACCAGAACCTGTTGTGCCGGTACGATACATACGCGTTGAAGTGCCAGGATATCTTCAGCGTGCATGGGTATCCCGTTGGGTTAGTTCAGTGCGAGAACAATCTCCTTGGCATTGAGCGTGTGGGATCTGGTTCTTGGGTGCACTTTGTTGAAAAGTACATACGTGCAAAAGAGTATTGCGCGGCCCCTTTCGAAGTCAGACCAAACGGTAACAAGAAAGAGATCGTGAAGATTCCAGGGGAAACGATCTCCGCTCGGCTAGTTTCTCGAATTCAACCAAACTCAACGCACAAACAGGCATGCCTCATCAACGCTCCTGCCCAGACGGCACCAGTTGCGAGAGGAAGCCTCGACGGTGTTTTTACAGATCCGCCGTACTTCGACAACGTCCAATACGCAGAGCTGATCGACTTCTGCTTCAGTTGGCTCCGTCTCGGCCTTGCTGGCGACGTGGAAGGATTTGATGCGATCACCACACGGTCATCGAGTGAACTGACCGGAAATGAAACGCTTGGGCGCGACCTCACGCATTTTACGGGAGGGTTGAGCGAGGTTTTTAGCCACTTCGCTGAAGCGCTGAAGCCTGGGGCGCCCTTCGTATTTACGTATCATCACAATGATCCACTCGCCTACGTGCCGCTCGTGGTTGCGATTCTTGATGCTGGGCTCGATTGCGTCGCGACTCTTCCCGCCGCCGCGGAAATGGCAGCTTCGCTGCACATCTCGGGCACTAGTTCATCGGTGCTCGATACGGTGTTTGTCTGCCGACGGCTTGCTCGTCGGTCTCGGCGCCGTTTGCAGATGCAACTGCCATTCGTTGCAGCAGATTGCGCCGACGCGGTCGCAAAGGACTTGGAGCAGATGCGCGCCGCTGGAGTGAAGGTTGGCGTTGGCGACGAACGCTGCTTGCTGGCAGGTCATTTTGCGCGCGTAGCGGTCAATCTGCTCGCCGACACTTGGTCGCGTGAAGTTGAGTTGTCGTTACGCATTGCTGCTGCATCTGACATGCTGAAAAGGATCTCGGGGTGCGCGGCCGGGGCGTCTCTGCCCCGTAGACCGAGACGGTCGACATCACGTCGGAGCACGTCGTGACACGCCCTTTTGAACTGAGCCGGGTGATCCGCGAAGGCCGTTGCCCGTGGAACCCCGACGACTGACTTTTACCCAAGGAGAACTCGTGATGTTCGGCCACCCCAAGCTCGTTCTCGCACCACTGAGCGCCGAGGCGCAGAAGCTCTACGACGCGATCTACGCCAAGGGCTATCGCCCGCACGAGGAAGGCACGCCCGCCGACCTACGCGACGCCGCCCACGAGGCGCACCACGCGCTCTTCTGCAACGTGCGGGGTCCGTGGACCCGCGAGCGCATCCACAAGGCGATTGTTCGGCGCGCGAACAAGCTCAACGCCGAGCTAATCGGCATGGAGCTGATGGCGCGCGCCGTCGAGTGGATCGTCTGCGAGCGCTTCAGCATCGAGTACGACGTCGCGCGCTGGGGCGAGGTCATGTGGTGGGAAACGATCAAGAACATGCGCATCCAGCTCCCCGATCCGCCATGGGTGAAGGACGCGATCACCAGGCGCAAGCGCGAGGAGACGACGAAGCGCCTCGCTGACGCCGTGCTTGCCCTCGCAGCACCCGTGAGCTTCAAGCTCCACGACAACTACTGACATGGCTAAGACCGTTCTCCATCAGATCCTCGACCGCTCGGGGTTCTCGCCCGTCACACGCAGCAAATACGCGCTCGTGATCGATCGATTCGTCGAATTCGCGGGCTCCGATCCGAAGAACTGGACGCGTGACAAGGCGCAAGAGTGGTATGACTCGCTCATCGAGGGCGGCATCAAGCCGCAAAGCGCCAACACGTACCTCGCGAGCCTGCGCTACGTGTCGCGCTGGTACGCGACGAAGACCAACAACCCGGCGAACGACTTCGCGATCGTGCAGAAGCGCCGCGGCAAGGCGAAGGACGCCGACGACGAGGACGCCGCGCCGATTCTCTCCGAGGACGAGGCGCGCGATCTACTCGCGGCCTGCGCGCCCGGCGAGCGGTTCGAGACGCCGGCCGACCGCCGCGACTTCACGATGCTCGTACTCGCGCTGGAGACCGGCATGCGCCGCATGAGTCTCCGCGGCGCGCGGATCGAGGAGATCAATGCGCGTCGCGGTTACCCGGCGATCAAGGTGCCGATCAAAGGCGAAGGCGGCGAGCAGATGTTCAACGTTCCACTCAGCGACACTGCGAAGCTCGCACTCGACGGGTGGATCGAGTGGTTGCGCCGACGGCGCATCACGAGCGGTCCGGTGTTCCGTCGCTTCACCGCTGTGCGCGACGATCGCGGCGTACGCTACGAGCCGGGCGAGGCGCCGCTCACCGACACCGGCATCAACGAGATCGTCGCCAAGCGCGCCAAACTCGCCGGCATCCGTCACGTCAACCCGCACATGCTCCGCCACACCTTCATCTCGTGGCGCTCGCAGGCTGATCTCACGCCGTTCGACATCTCCGCGATCACCGGGCACAAGGTCACCGCGATCGCCCTCGGCGGTATGCAGATCCGCCCCGGCGCGATGGAGACGTACATCCATCGTGACGTCAACCCGATCCGCAACTCTACCCCGAAGTGGCTCGCCGAACTCGTCACCCAGACGCTTCGGGCCAATCCACTCCAGAAAGGAGCCCCATGAGCGAGCAGAAGCCCGAGCAGAAGCCCATCGACTTCATCATCGAGCAGCTCAAGCTGATGCGAGGATCGGTGATCGCAGCGTCGGCGCGCGTCGCCGGCTTGAGCCCCGCGGACCCCCTCTTCGAGCAATGGGCGCGCACTTGCGTCGCGCTCCTCGAAAATGCGACCCGCGTCAAGGTCAAGAGTGAGACGCACGAGGCCGTTATCGACCGCGTGACTGCCCTGCTCGCGTTACCCGCGAACGCGCCGCCCGAGGACATCACTGGAGCGCTCACCACGGCGATCAAGCGCCTCCAAGAGCTGGAGAGCCGCGTCGGCGCCGCGACTCGCCGCACCGAGCCTCCGCGCGCCGCAGACAGCGCTCCATCGACTCCGCAAGACGTCCTGGAGATCGCAGAGGCCCTGCAACGCCTCGTCGACCAGATCACCGAGGCTGCCCGGAGGTAACCGATGCCGCTCGTACGTTCAGGGCACCACCACAAGCCAAAGAAACCGAAACCGCCGACGAAGACGCAGCGTGCAAAGGAGATCGGTGAGCGCATCGATGCACACCTGCAACGCATCGAGCACGACCCGAAGCTGAACCCGTCGAAGCACTACGACAAGAAAACGGACCGATGGATCGTCGACAAGACGGGCACGGGGATCCGTGCCTTCTACAACGCGAGCGCGCGCGGGATCGGGACTCGCGTCTACGTCATCTACGTCTCGTACCAGGGCGGCTCGTTTATCGACCTCGACGTAGCCGAGGCGTACCTCGCGTGGCTCGACGCCGGGAACGTGGGCAACCACTATCAATTCCGCATTCAAACAAACGGGAAGTCATGAACGACGGGCCGTTCAAGCTGGACAAGAACGGCCATATCGTCGGGCCGATCTCGCTTCCCTCGATTCCGGGCATGCCGGGCGTTGTGGCGGTCACCGTCGATCAGCTCAACCTACTCTACAACCTCGGTCGTGAGGCAGCGCGCATGGAGGACGCGCTCATGCGTCGCCGGCAGAGAGAGCGTATCCAGACGGTGATCGCCGACCTCGAACTAGACCTAGAGCCCCCGCCAAACTTCGAGGAGCTGCGTAAAAAGCCGACGTGATAGGCTCGCGGGTATGGCGCTCTCGATCACACCCCTCGGACGGTACGGCGTCACCGACGACCTCACGCCGCCCGAGCCCTCGAAGGTCACGCCACCATCGCGCCCGCGCGAGCCGATTCCGGTCGTGAATCCCGTCGCAAACGAGCCGGTGCTCACCGAGCCCGATCGCTTCGACCCGTTCAGGCCGCCGACGCTACAGCCTGAACCTGGAGCGCCGCCTCGACCGATCCCCGAGGCGCCCCC